ATGCGAATGGAAATGATACTGATATTGCTTTAGGAATACATGCAGGTGATCATGCTATTTATCCAGACTGTAGACAAGAGTTTAGAGATGCAGACGATAATGCCTTTAGATTAGGTAACTGGGAAGCTGATAAAGTAGGGTACTTTACTCCTTACTTAGATACAGACAAATTAGGAATCTTAAAAGATGGACAAAAACTCATTAAAGCATTGGAATTGGATTTTAACGAAGTATACAAAAGAACGAATACATCGTACAAACCATACCCATCAGGAAACTCTGACTACAAAAGCGCTTCATCAGTTGAACGTATTGAAGCATTCATTGATTTGGGTGTTAATGATCCCGTTCAATATGAAGACGAAACTGGACCAGTTGATTATGAAGTTGCGAAAACACATGTAGCAAAATTACTAGCGGAATATGCATAATCGAGACCAATCAACCAATGGGAACACCCAGTTAAATTCTGAAAGATCAAATGTCAATCAGAGAATAAGTAGATACGCTATGCTGGGTAGTTCTAAGAAAGCTAAGTGGGACGGAGTAAGAAGAAACCGCACTATTTAGTAGGTAGGGGGATTAGCTCAGCTGGCTAGAGCGCCTGCCTTGCACGCAGGAGGTCATCGGTTCGACTCCGATATTCTCCACAAAGACGTATGAATGAGTATACTTATTATCACAACACCGAGAACAGGTTCTACTGTGCTTACAACAGCATTAGCTAGAACGTTTAAATACAGACCTGTATATGAACCTTTTAACCCTATATGGAAAAGAGGTAAAAAGTTAAAAATTCTACCAATTGAAAAGGATTACAGTGATATTGATTTTGATAATATAGATCATAATTCCAAATTAGTAGTTAAATGTATGACTCATCAACATCCAGATAATTCTGATACATTTGATTACTTTAGAGAATTTGCTAAGAAATTCAAACACGTAATTATTTTAGATAGAAGAAATGTTGAAGACCAAGCAACTAGCTACGCTATAGCAGCTGAAAGGACAGATAAAGAACACCTTAATCGTTTTGGTTCTCCATATAGTTCAGATTATCCTATCGACCCAGTATTAGTACATCATAAAATAAATTTCTATTTAAATGAAAAACCTAAATTAGAGCTTTTAGAACTAGATTTAGGAATTTATAGAGTTTGGTACGATGATTTATATAGTCATAATACGTCAAGAAGAGAAAATACTATTAAAAGAGCTTTAAATGGATTAGAATTTGATACTAGTTTGTATTTAAGTTACACTAATCCTAAAAGGAGGCTTAAACAAGATTCACAAAATAGAAACTTAATATGATTCAACTAGGTATATCAGCTTTTTATCACGATTCCGCTGCTTGTATAGTTGAAAACGGTAAAGTACTAGCGGCTGCTGAAGAAGAAAGATTTACAGAAATAAAACATGATAATTCTTTTCCTATAAACGCTATTAAATACTGTTTAGAAAGCACTCAGACAAGCATAGATGAAATAGCACAAGTATGCTGGTACGAAGATCCATCAATAAAAAAGAATAGGGTAGAGAAGATATTTAGCAAGCATCCAATAAAGACTTACTTTACTAAAAAGCGATTTAGAAAAGAGTTTGACAATAATAACCCAGAATTTTTACTCAAAGATTTAGGATATAAAGGGGAGATTACTTATACCCCTCATCATAAGTCTCATGCAGCATTTTCATTTCTAACATCACCTTATAAAGCTGCTGATGTACTTGTAGTAGACGGAGTAGGAGAATGGGATACAGTAAGTTTTTGGAAAGCAAAAGGTAAAGAATTAGAACTTAAACATTCTTATAAATTTCCTAACTCATTAGGGATGTTTTACTCTACTATGACAGCTTTCTTAGGATTTAAACCAAATGAAGGAGAGTATAAAGTAATGGGATTAGCACCTTATGGTAATCCTGGTAAGTTTTACGATAAACTTGTGAATACGATTCAATTAGCAGGTTTTAGAGTAGACCAAAAATTCTATACTTGGGAATATACAGATAAAATAATGTTCAATTCCAAACTTGCTAAATTACTTGATTTACCCCCAAGATTACCAGAAGAAGAGTTTACTCAAGATCATAAAGATTTAGCAGCAGCAACTCAAGCAGTATATGAATATTATTTTTTAGAGTTTGTTAATAAAATGAAGCTTATAGGTAAGAGTGATAACTTATGTATAGGTGGAGGATGTGCTTATAATGGTGTAGCAAATTACAAAGCATATAAACATTATAAAAATATATTTGTTCCTTACGCTCCTTCTGATGCTGGATCTGCTATCGGAGCTTGTTTATATAACTATAAAGGACCAAATAAAGAAAACATTTCTCCCTACTTAGGTAATAGCTATACAAAAGAGGAGTATGAAGACGCAATATTAGCTAACGGAGATAAAGTAATCTACGTTGAATTTACAGAAGAAAAATTAATGAATAGAGTTGCTAAGTTATTAGTTTCTGATAAAATAGTTGCTTGGTTTCAAGATCGTATGGAATTCGGTGCAAGAGCTTTAGGGAATAGGTCAATTTTAGCTTCTCCATTTAATGCTAAAATGAGAGAAAAGCTAAATTATGTTATAAAAAAACGAGAAGGATTTAGACCATTTGCACCATCAGTACTTGAACAAGACGTAACTAAGTACTTTCTCGCTAAAGATGATATTCCGTATATGAACCAGGTAGTAAAAGTAAAAAATGCTTCTTTGAAAAGGTTCCCTGCCGCTACTCATATTGATGGAACTGCAAGAGTGCAATCAGTAAATAAGAAACAGAACGAAAGGTACTATTTATTATTAGATGCATTTAAAAGGATTACAGGTCATGGAGTTTTACTCAATACTTCCTTTAATTTAAAAGACGAAACAATAACAAGAACTCCTAATCAAGCTATAGAAAGATTTTTAAATAGTGATATAGATTACTTAGTATTAGGAAACTATTTAGTATTAAAAAAATGAGATTATTCAACTACTTAAAGAACTTGTACGTAAACTACAAAAAAAATAAACTTTATCAAAAAAAAATAAAGGAGTTGAAAAAAAGAGATCCGTTTAGTTATAAGAATTTCTAGGACTATTTATATAATATACTCTTACTATGGCGAATTTTACGGACTCGAGAATAAATCAAACCTACCAACGAATTGTACAGGTAGACGGCGCAGTTATACAAGACGGTAAAGGAAATGTACTTTCCGGATCAATGGGAGATCTTACAGTTAGTGGATCTTTAAACATTATAGGTCATACTAACGTTTCTGCATCACTTAGTAGATTAGATCACTTTAGTTCTTCCATAGACGATACATTTGCTACTGACGCCGATGTAACAGCAGTATCTTCAAGAGTAACTAATTTAGAAAACTTTTCTAGTTCGTTAGATGCTACTTATGCTACTGACGCTCAATTAGATTTAGTTTCAAGTTCATTAGCTACAGAGACAGCACAACTTTTAAACTTTAGTGCTTCGTTAGATGCTACATTTGCAACAGATGCTCAATTAACAACAGCAGTAGAAGCTCTTAATGCATCAACTAGTTCTTTAGCACATAAAAATGCAATATCAGGAGCATTTGATATAACCTCAGCTTCTTTAGCAAACCAGATAGCTTCTTTAGATAGTGAATATGCATCAGATACACAATTAACAAGCTTATCATCTTCAGCAGCTGATACCTACTTATCTAAAGCAGGAAAAATTATTATAAGTAGTAGTGTTCAACTATTTAATGTTTGTGACCCTAGATACGGTTTTGACCCTTATGATGCTAGATATGCAAATAGCGGTTCTTACACAGCATTAAGTGGATCATTTTTACAATTAAGCGCATCACTTCAATCAGATTATGTTCTTAGTAGTTCTTTTGCTTTATTAAGTTCTTCTTTACAAGATGACTTTTTAGGAGAAGTAGAATGGCAAATAGCATCAGCTTCATTAAGGAATGATATCTCTTATGATTCTTCTAGAGTAAGTTTATTAGAAAGTAAGAACTTAATTAGTAGTAGTACGCAAATATTTGATATAGCAGATTCTAGGTATGGGTTTATTCCTTATGATGCTAGGTATGCTAATATAAACAGTATTACTGGATCATTTGCTTTAGAAGCTGCTAAAATAACAGCTTTACAATCAGTTGTTAGCGCTTCAGCTTTAATTAATTTAACTCCTAGTAACCCATTACCAAGTAATGTAAGTACAGGATCATTAGCTGTTACTGGAAGCACTTTAGCTTTCTATGACGGTAATAATTGGAAAGTAGTAATAACAGGATCAACTTTACCTTTATAAAGTTGCTTCTTAAATAAATTATTCTTATATTAGATATATATGACTATAGTGTCGTAGCACCACTTTAAAAACACGAATATGGCAAAATTAGAAAAAAAGGTTATGGAAGAACTCTATAATAGAGACGAAAGAGAGAATACCTCTTCTCTTGAGATTAATGGTCAGAAAGTACCAGATCCAAAATTACACCAAACAATTTCATTTATTAAATCAGCTATTAGACTAGGAGCATGCGCTTTTGGTTTTTTTGGTTTTTATGAGATTGGCTTTATCAGTTTATTTTTAGCTGAAATAGTTGGAATAGGGGAAGAATTAGTTTAAATTAAAGTTATGGGAAAATTTCAATCAACAAAAGTATTTGACGGTTTTAGTACCTGTTTCCGTCAATGGAAAGCAGAAACTACTCATTGTAGGTTTCTACACGGCTATGGAGTCTCTTTTAAATTATGGTTTGAAGGAGAATTAGATCATAGAAACTGGGTATGGGACTTTGGCGGTATGAAAAGAGCTCAAGCAAAAATAGACGGTATGTCACCTAAAGCTTGGTTCGATTATATGTTTGACCATACAGTTATTATCGCTAAAGATGATCCACAATTAGCAGGATACTTTACTAAATTAGAAAGAAACGGAACTATCCAACTTAGAGTTATAGATGCAGTTGGAGCTGAAAAGTTCGCTGAGTTTCTGTATAATAAAATTAATCCATTTTTGGAAGAAGAAACAAAAGGTAGAGTAAAATTATCTAAAGTAGAATTCAGAGAACACGGTAAAAATTCAGCAATATATGAGCCTAGGTAGAATAGAAGATTACGATAAAAACTTACCAATAGTAGAAATCTATACTGCTGTTCAATCTGAAGGTTCTAGAGCAGGGTATCCTACTGTAGTTATTAGAACTACTGGGTGTACTCATAGGTGTTACTTTGGAGAAGGAGGATGGTGTGATAGCTGGTATACTTCTATACATCCAGAAAAAGGTAAGTTTACTTTTAACGATATTATTAAAGCATATGATGATAATCCTCATATATCAGAAATGATGTTAACTGGAGGTAGCCCGTCAATGCATAAAAAGCTTGTTAACGAATTAACACATTTAGCAAATGAAAGGAATATTTTCATTACTATGGAAAACGAAGGAAGCCATTTCCTCCCTACTGATTATCCTATCAATTTACTTAGTATTTCTCCTAAATTTAGCAATAGCGTTCCCGTTCTGGGTGTTGTTACTCCTGAAGGAAAAATTACAGACGAGAAAATGATAAAGCAGCATAATAAGTTTAGACTTAATTACCCTGCTATAAAAGAAAGTATTGCATACCATTCAGATTTTCATTTAAAACCTGTATGGGATGGAAAAGACGAAAAAGCATTAGCAGAAATTATGGATTGTATCGAGCAGTTAGATGCTCCTAAAGATAAGGTATGGTTTATGCCTGCTGGTGATGATAGAGAGTCATTATTTAAATCTTATCCAGTTATGTTTGATTGGGTTAGAGATAATGGTTATAGATTAACTTGGAGACCGCATATTATTGCGTTTGAAGATCAAAGAGAAGTTTAATGAGTTTTATAATTGGATCACCTTGTGTTAGTACTTGCGATACAGCCTGTGTAGCAGTATGTCCTGTAGATTGTATACATGGACCTATAGACATTACAGGAGCAGGTGCAGAAGTAGCAAATATGTCTAAAGAAGAACTTGTTGGAAAAAGCTTGTATATAAACCCTGAAGAATGTATTGATTGTGGAGCTTGTGTTCCGGAATGCCCAGTAGAAGCAATATTCGATAGTGAAGAAGAAGCGATTGAAGCAGGAGAAAAAGAAGCAGTTATTAATAATTATAAATTTTTTGGATTAAATTATGAATGAGATAGAATTTGTACAGTGGTTAAGAGGATTTGCAGAAGGAGTACACCATTACAATATTACCCCTAAACAATGGGATCATATGAAAGAGGTTTTGAAAAAGGTAGGGACGTCTTCATCAGCAGATTATACTACCGGTAATTGGACCTTAAATCACACATGGGAGTAAAAAAAGTTTATTATAGTTGGGAGGATGTTTATAAACTCCTCGATAACATTCACGCACAAACAAAAGGAGAAATAGATTACGTAACAGGAATTCCTAGAGGAGGTACTATCTTAGCAATAATGTATTCACATCGTTTTGATATTCCTTACTTTGAATATAAAAGTAATCACTACCCTAGATTGTTAATTATAGATGATATAGCAGATAGTGGAGAGACAATATTAAAATGGAGAGAAGAAATGTTTAATCCTAAGTTTGCTACTCTACATTACAAAACATCCTCGAAAGCAAAACCAGAATATTTCGCAAAAGAGATACCTGATGATTACGGTTGGGTTGTTTACCCTTGGGAAAAAGAAACTTCCAAAACTATTCAAGATTATTTGGATGTTTAAAATAAATTTCTTATCTTTAATTAAGAATGAGTCGTAGAACCTCAGTAAAAACAAATTATATATTATGCCTAAAAAGTTTATAGAAGGAACAGAATTAGTAAGAGCCGGATTCGCTAACGGTATTTCAACTCAACTAGCGGAAAAACAAAAGACAGAAGGACCAGAAGCTAGACTTACTGATCATGAAAAGCAAGTTATTATAGAAAGAGCAGCAGAAGCATATGCAAACTTTTTAACTGCATTAGGATGTGACTATAAAGACGATCCTAACTCTGCAGATACTCCTTTCAGAGTAGCTAAAGCTTATGTTAATGATTTATGGGCTGGAAGATATAGCCCTTTAGACCGTATTACAGCATTTCCTTCTGATGGATATGATGGTATAGTACAAGAGAGTAACATACCAGTAACGTCTATGTGTTCGCATCACCATCAAGCTATTAGAGGTACAGTAAGTATAGCTTATATAGCATCAGAAGATGGTAAGGTAGTAGGGTTATCTAAACTAAATAGAATAGTAGAGCAATTCGGTAGAAGAGGAGCTATTCAAGAGCAGTTAACTGTTGCTATTCATAATGCAGTAGATAAGATATGCGAAGGTAATTTAGGAGTTGCTGTTCAGGTTAATGCAACTCATGCATGTGTATCATGTAGAGGTGTAAAGCATGGAGGAGCTTCTATGCAGACAGCTAAACTTACTGGAGCCTTTCTAAACGAAGATTCAGCAAAAGCAGAGTTTTACAAAAATATAGAATTAGCAGAGAAATGCAGTCATTAGAACACGACGAAAGACCTTGGGGTTGTTACGATGTATTATTAGATACTGACTATACTAAAGTTAAGTTAATATCTGTATCTCCTGGTGAAAGATTATCCTACCAGTCTCATAAACATAGAAAAGAGCAATGGATATTAGTCAAAGGAGTTCTAACAGTTATTAGAGAAGGAGAAGAACATACATTAGATCACCCTGGTGATTCCATCACTATCCCTAGAGGGAATAAACATAGAGCATGGAATAAGACAGATAAAATTGCACAGTTTGTAGAAGTACAAATTGGAACTTATTTCGGAGAAGATGATATAGTTAGATATGAAGATGATTATATGAGATCAGATGAAGTACAGGAGTTTTTAGAATTTGTAGATAAACCAGGCCCTTGGCCGGAAGAAGATGATAAAATCCATACTATTGGAGGTTTATCAATGCCGAAAGAAAACACAAATAAATTAAATAAAAATGGGTAAACAACTATCACTATTTCCAAACGATGCAGATAATTACTGGGTTAACGATTACGTACCCTTTGTTACTGAAGTAGAGACATTTAACGAAACATTTGGAAAACCAAACAATTATGAACCGACTATACCAGAAAAAAAAGAGTGGCAATTCGTCTACGATTTTATCCTTGAAGAACTCGAAGAATATAGAGAAGCTTGCGAAAGGGGCGACATTGTGGAAGTTTTGGACGCTTTGTGCGACATTGCTTATGTTTCCCTTGGGAACGGTACTATGTTACACGGCCTTAAAGATAAGATATGGCCAGCATATCAAGAGGTACAAGCTTCTAATATGTCAAAAGCTTGTGAAACTGAAGAAGAAGCCATACAGAGTGTCAGCCAAAGAAGTAAGGAGCAAGGTGAGGCCTGTCATTTTGAGAAAGTTGCGGAGGGAAGGTATATTGTCTACCGATCCAGAGATATGAAAGTAATGAAATCTATTAATTACTTTAGACCGGACCTTAAACAGTTCTTTAATGATTAATTTAGAAAAACATAAAGTTACTATTGACGGCGAGGACTACTTACCGTATAATATAGTTAAAAAAGCATATTCTGAAATTTATGAATATGATAAGAATCAAAAGAAACTTGATCATGCATTAGAACTTATTGATAACTCAGTAAGAACTATGTCAACACTTTTAAATACTACAAATATAGATGATAAAGATAGCACACGAGAGCCCTAAAGGTATTTTTGAAGAAGTACAAAGATTTACAGATTACGATTATGCATTAGTACACTTGTTTGAAGAAGATGAAGAATACTTACGTCAATTTAAACAAGCAGCGCTAAAAGGTAGAGAAATAATTTTAGATAACTCTATTTTTGAATTAGAAGAGGCTTTCGATGCAGATAAATTTAACAAGTGGGTTAACGAACTTAAACCTACATGGTATATAGTTCCTGATGCTTTGGAAGATGCTACTAAAACTTGCGATCAAATGGAAGACTGGAATAATAAAGGTCTTGGTTATAAAGGTAGTGGTAAGATAGGAGTAGTTCAAGGTAAAACTTATGATGAAATAGTAGATTGTTATAACTATATGAATAAATCAGCAGATGTAGACATGATTGCTATCTCTTTTGATTATTCGTATTATACACATTCTGTTCCTCATGCTAACAAGTATGTTAGCTGGATGCTAGGACGTGTTAAGCTACTAGGAGACTTACTTAGAGACGGTGTAATAAATACTACAAAGCCTCATCACTTACTAGGTTGTAGTTTACCTCAAGAATTTAGTTTCTATAAGCATTCCGATTACGATTGGATATATTCACTTGATACTTCAAATCCTGTTGTACACGGTATTAAAGGTATAACATATAGTTCAGATGGACTATGGTCTAAAGAAAGACAGAAGTTACATGAATTAATAAATTCAGATATTGACGAGCATCAGTTAGGAACTATTAGAAATAATATTCAAAAATTTAAATGGTACACAAATGGGAACTAAAGTATGGATAGCATTTTTTAGTCAGACAGGTGCTGAAATAGCTGATATAGCAGAATCACTAGGTAGATGGCCAGATAGGATAATTACTAATGATAGACCTGAACATCTTAGAACTATTGATGAAAGAATAGAAAAGAAAGGTTACTTCACTATGAGTAATAAACCCTCGTTAGATGAATATGAAGATACCTTAGTATACTTTCCAGAAGCATTGGTCACTTTACATGGATGGCTTAGAATAATGCCTCCTGAGATTTGTGAAAGATTTAATATAATTAATGGTCACCCAGGCCTTATAACCGAGTATCCAGAGCTTAAAGGTAAAGATCCTCAAATAAGAGCTTTTGAAGGAAAGTACCCAGTTGTTGGCACAGTATTACATAGAGTAGTAGCAGGTGTAGATGAAGGAAAAGTAATTTCTGAAGAGAGATTTAATAATTTTAATTTGGAGCTTAATGATTTATTTCGTATCTTAAGAGATAGAGGGTTATATATGTGGTGTAACTTCCTAAAAACGGTTTTATGATAAAAAGAATAGCATTAGTAGGAGCAAGTAGTACAGGTAAGACTACTGTTTATGAACTACTTAAAAATAAATTACCTAAGTATGAGTTTGTTAATGAATCTACTAGAACAGTAGGTAGTTACGGATTTCCTATTAATGAAGAAGGAACCGATGCTACTCAATTAGCTATTAGTAGTTTTCATTTGGAAGCTTTACTTCAACCTTATAACTTAGTATTAGATAGATGTTATATGGATGTTTTAGTTTACTCTAGATTTATGAAAGGAGTAACTACATATACGAACGATTATATAGAAGATACTTGGAATAGAATAAAGAGCGAATATACTCATTATGTTTACTTCCCTATTGAATTCGATTCAGTAGACGATGGAGTTAGAAGTGTAGATGAACAATGGAGAAAGGAAATAGATAGTGAGTTTAAAGCTGTTCTTGAAGGTGTACGTCAACCTTATTTGACGATAACTGGTTCCCCTATGCAAAGGGTAGAACAAATTTTAGATTTTATAAATGTTTAGATACGGAGCAAAATTATTAAGAGTAGTTGATGGTGACACAGCAGATGTTATGATCGACTTAGGATTCAGTACTTGGGTTAAAGCAAGGCTTAGATTCAAAGGTGTAGATACCTGGGAAAAGAGAACTAGAAATTTAGAAGAAAAAGCTAAAGGTATATTAGCTTCTGAATTTACAAAAAAACACTTAGAGCTAAATGATGGTAAGTTTATCATTCAGTCCTACGGTAAAGGTAAGTATGGAAGAGTACTTGCAGAGATTTTTATTGATCTCGATGGAGAAGAAACCTCTTTAAATAAACTATTAGTAGAAAACGGTCACGCTTATGTTTACGAAGGTGGCAAAAAACAATTATTTAAAGGATAAAAATATGGCAGAAGTTAAAAATTATCAAGAAGTAGTAGACATTGCGTCTAAACACTTAGGAAAAGTAGGCGGTGATGGGTATAAAGATACCTACGCACCAGAGTTATTAGTTAAAGTACCTCGTTATTTGAATAGAGAAGGATACGGATTAACTGATAAAGATTTTGTAGGAGTAGATACTTGGAACTGTTACGAAGTATCAGCTATTACTAAAAAAGGATTACCTGTAGCAGGTATGTTAAAAATTGTATGTCCTTCAGATTCTGAATATCACGTAGAATCTAAGTCTATTAAGTTGTACCTAAATTCTTTTAATATGACTAGATTAGGAGAAACTTCTGTAGATTGTATTTTAGAGATTGAAGAAAGAGTAAAAACTGATTTAGATAAGTTACTTGAAACTAATACTACTGTAAGCTTTTACACTGATTTAGACGACGGTAAAGAATTATCTTTTGAAGGATATGAAGATTTAGGAGATATAGTAGATTTAGATCAAATAGATTTTACAGCTTTTCAGTCTGATGCTTCTCAATTACTTATAGAAGATACCTCAGAAACCCCTAAAGAAGTAAAATTAAGATCTAACTTATTAAGATCTAACTGTAGAGTAACTAATCAACCAGATTGGGGTGATGTATTTATTAGAATGAACGGTAAAAATTTACCTGCAGTAGATTCGGTAGCAAAATATATCGTATCTCATAGAACCGTTAGTCACTTTCATGAAGAGATTTGCGAAATGGTATTTAAGCATTTAATGGATGCATATCAACCTGATGATTTAATGGTATCATGCTTATATACTAGAAGAGGAGGATTAGATATAAATCCTATTAGAGCAACTCACTCAAGGTTCATTCCTGACTTCTTTACTGATACAGATTATAGAATTCAAAAAACATTAAGACAGTAATGGCTGAAATTATAATTGAAGAAGAAAAAGAGTTAATTGCTAAAAGAAAAGCACCCGGTGATAATTGGATTCTGGAAAGAGATCAATCTACCGTTGTAGAGGGATTGGTTATGGCATTAACTATGTACATGAGAGCAACTAAATTCAAAGGTGAATACAGATTAGCTCCTTTAGACGGTAAACTTTATGCTATTAAAAAACATGAAATTGAAATCGAAGAAGAAGAACCAATGAAATTTGACCTGTACGGGGAATACTAATGTCCAGACTGTTAAAGAAGTACTCACTTAAATACCAATACTTACAACTTGAATTAGAAGATACTCAAGAAGAGTATGATTTACAAGAAGTAGAGTGGAAAGAGATATTTGGAAAGTACTTTAATAACATTAAAACTGAAATGTGGGTTAATCAAGAAACTGGAGAGATGCGAGATAAACCTCCCGGTGAAGAAGAAAAAAAGAAGTCGAAAGAGAAAGCATCTAAAGTAAAGAAACTGTATCGTTCGGCTTCTAAAATAGCCCATCCAGACAGAGGAGGAAGTGAAGAGGAATTTAACAACTTAAAAAACTGTTATGAAAGTAACGACTTATTAGGGCTCATATCCTATGCTTCTGAAAAAGATATTCCTTTTGAAGTTGAGGAAGAAGATAGAGAGTTATTAGAATTAAGTTGTAAATCTGTACAAGGAAATATTCGTAAACTTCGTACATCATTAATTTGGAATTTTTTTAACGGTGATACCCAAATGAAAACTAGGGTTATTGCTCAATTAGAATTAGAGCATAAAATTAAGATAGACTCTGCAGAGATACTCAAGGAACTTTCTAACAAATAAGTTGCTTCCCTGCATATTTTTTCTTATATTTAGTTATAAATAATTAGTAAAATAAAGGTTATGGCGTATTACAATAATTACGAAGACGAGCGAAGACAGAAAGCTTGGTTGGTCGATTTCATTCTAAAGATTACCAATAGAGAAAATGACGAAATACTTTCTAAAGTACTTTGGGATGTAGAAGTAGGAACATTAGCTGAAATGTTCTTTAAAAGAAAGTATAATTTACTTTCCAGCCTTACAGGTGATTATGAAGATTTTGCAAATGGTGATGATTCTAAAACGGGTACTGATCAAGATTATCAGGAGACCCATAATATGTTCCCATCTTCATATAGAATATTTTTTAGAAAATGTGGGAAAAAACACGGTGATATCAGAGGATTAGCTTTTAATAGAAGAGCAAACAGAATTGATGAATTTCATGTACCAAAAGGTTGTTTTCCTGATAATATTTCCATATCTTATAAGAAAGGAAGTAATGAAGTGTTTGGTAAATATAAAGATAATTTAGTAAGAAGTTATATATGGGAATAGAAAAAAAGTATTATACAGTCCAAGACTCAGAGACTTTAAAGTTAATGTTTCAACACATACAAGAGTCAGAAGTGATAGCAGTCGATACTGAAACGACTGGACTTAATCCTAGGAAAGATAAAATTATTGGATGGTCTATATCCGGTGATGAAGGTATAGGTTTTTACCTACCTACTTTAGTATTTGATTATGAGAAAGATGAGTTAGTTCTTCAAACTATTGATGATACTTCTACAGAGCTTTTATCAAGAAACCTACTTAAAGGGTTACTAGGAAAAAAACTTGTATTCCATAACGCTTCGTTTGACGTTCAGTTTATTAAAAATTACTTCGGTGTAGACTTACTTCCTGACGTATGGGTTGATACTGGACTACTTGTTCATACTGTTTATGAAGAAGGTGCTTTTGGTTTCGGTAATCCTTTTGGACTAAAGTCCATAGCGATAATGAACCAAAAGGCTCTAGGGCTTGATGTAGAAAAAGCTGCTAATGAAGAACAAGTTGAACTAAAAGAAAGTATTAAAAAGAATGGAGGATCCGTCACTAAAGAAAGCTTTCAGATCTATAAAGCTGATCTGGATATTCTTAGTAAGTATGCTTCTGCTGATACCGACCTTACTCTACGTATATGTAATTTATACTTGGGAAAACTTAAAGAGGAAGGATTAGAGAAGTTTTTCTTTGAAGATGAGGTTATGCCTATCTACAGAGAAGTAACTGTGCCTATGGAAGCACAGGGAGTAGATTTAGATGTAGAGTTAATTGAAAGGATACATACTGAAATTACTGAAGATCAAGCTAAAAATAAAGAGATAGTAATGAAATCTTTACTTGACGTACCTGAGGTTAAAGCCTGGGTAGTAGATACTGCTACAGATGCTTATCCTCCGTCTCATAAAGGTAACTTTGCTCAACGACTAGTACAGCGTTATTCTCTTCCTTTACCTAAATCTGATAAAACTGGTAAGTACTCTCTTACTCAGAAGAATATAGAAGAGTTAGAGGATTCTAAGATTAAGGAATTCTTACTTACAGGTGATTTAGAGTTAATAAACGAAGTAGAGAGAGCTAGGATATCTATGTCGCTATGGAAAGAGTCTAATGACGGTGAATACCTTAATATACAGTCTAAGAAACACTTAGGTGAGATTGTATTTAAGTACATGGGAATTAAACCTAAAGTATCAGGAGCTAATACTAAATCTGGTAGAGATAAATTTGATATGTCTATGGTAGAAGAGCTAGCAAAGACGTACCCTTGGGCTGAGAACTTACGTATATATAATAAGTTACTTAAGATAAAATCTACTTACGTAGACAGGTTTAGAGACCGTCAGGAAGACGGTAGATACTATTTCTACTTCAAGCAAAATGGTACTGTATCTGGTCGATACGGTTCTGATGCTCAACAGTTACCGAAGCCCCTAGAAGAAGGAGAAGATGCTCCTGTAATCATGAAGTATGTGAATATAGTTAGAGAGTTCTTAGTTGCCGGACCTGGTAGAAAGGTTATTGATGCGGATTACGAATCTCTAGAACCTCACTGCTTTGCTAGCGTTACAGGAGATAAAGCTCTTCAAGAGATCTTTAATAAAGGATGGGACTTCTATTCTACTGTAGCTATAAAAACTGAGAAGCTAAACGAGCAAAGAGATAGATTCCCTAACGGAGTCTCAGCTGATAAAAAAGCTGATAACTACCTTAAGAAGTTAGAACCTGTTGCTCGTAATAAAGCTAAAGCTTACTCATTAGGTATTGCATACGGTATGGAAGCATATGCTCTTAAAATGACTTTAGATGTAGATCAAAAGACTGCTGAAGGACTTATTAAAGGTTACTTAGATGGTTTTCCTGAACTAGCAGCATGGAGAGAAAGATCAAGAGAAATGGTTAAGGCTTACGGTAAGATAGAAAACTATGTAGGACGTGTACGTCACTTACCTAAAGTTAAACGTATATATGAGCAGGTTGGAGATCGTATGATGGATTGGAGATATAGAAAGCAACTAGAAACTCAGATACCTACTAAAACTAATCCAAAGACTGGTAAAATAATATCTCCTAGAGATCAAGTAACTCAAGCGTATAGAGATTATCGTAACGGACTTAATAACTGTCTTAACTTTCAATTGCAGTCATTAGCAGCTGCAGTAGTGAATAGAGCAGCTCTTGTTATTAACCGTAAAGCTAAAGAGTTAGGTATCGATGCTATATGCCAGGCACAGGTTCATGATCAATTGATAATTAACGTAGCTGAAAAAGATGCTGAAAGATTTGCTCCTTACGTTCAAGAGATAATGGAGAATACAACTAAACTACCTGGAGTAACTTTGAAAGCTCCACCAGAGATTGCTAATAATTGGTCAGAAGGACATTAATGGAAGGTATACTTATTATATCAGGTCCTAGAACTGGCAGTACTTATCTCGGTAACGAATTAAGTAAAAATTATGACTTTAAGTTCATTAGTGAACCAAGAGAGATAAAACATTTAAAGAAGGCTAAATGTATTAAATTAATACCTTTCAAAACTGTTGATTATACGTTAGATGATATAGTAGATTTTAGTAAGCGGTTTAGTAATATTATTTTACTACAACGTAAAGATAAAATTGCTCAAGCAGAATCTTGGCAAGCGCTACACGGAATGAAATACCTAAAACAAGGAGATCATTTGAAATGGCAAGCAGGAACTATAGAACCTAAATACCCTTTAGAGTTTTATGTTGATAAAGTAAAGTACTTAGATGAGAAAATAGAATGGTTATCGGAAAAACTAAATATTCCAATCTCATTTTATGAGGATATATTCTATAAAGGTAAAGTACCTTACGATTTAATTTTTAAACCAGATCTAAGTAAGAGACTTAGACAAGAACAGAAAAAGAAAAAACAACGATATTTATAATAAATGAGAAACAGCCCAGAGCGTTTTAATTTTTTTTTAACCCGACGATCTTAGGACGTCACAAATTTAAATGATATGAGTACATTAAGAAATGTAATATATGAACGTAATCCGTTCGACATCTTAGTCAGGAACTTCCTGCAAACAGCTAACAGGTACCAACCCTTAGCAGAATCCAAATTACCTCACCCAGTAGATATTTACGAAAGAGACAACGGTCTAGGCCTCGATATAGCTTGTACCGGAATTTCTAAAGAAGATATCCAAATCCTCGTTGAGGGTAATATAATCAGAGTAAATTACGATAAACCAAAAGAAGAAGACTTAGGCGAATATATCCATAGGGGTATTGCTAAAAGATCATTCAACTTAGGTTGGAAAATAGATAGTAAGTTTGATTTAGGCAAAGCTTCGGCTGAGTTTATAAACGGACTATTGCAAGTTACTATACCTTTTGCTAAAGGTTCAGAGCCAAAAACTTTGAAAATTAGCTAAATAAACCAGCTCTGGGTTTGTTTTTCAAATAAAAGTTCTTATATTAATATAAATAAAAAGATTTATGTCAAAACAGTTATTACCAACAAATGATAGAATACTCCTTAAGCCGATCGACGAAGGAGAACAAACTTACGGAAATATTGTCATACCGGATATGGGTAAAGAAAAACCTGAAATGGGTGAAGTATTGGCCATTGGTCCAGGAAGACAATCCGAATTAGATCCACAAAAAGTTATTAGCGTTAGATCCTGTAAAGTAGGTGACGTAGTTTTAGTACCTAAAATTGGTACATTACGTATTGACTTTGAAGGAGATGAATACTACATCGCACAAGATAGAGAAATTTTAGCAGTTATAAAAGAAGCATAATATGAGTAAAGATTTAGAATTTAATCACAAAGCTAGAGTAGGACTTTCAGAAGGTATCGAAAAATTAGCAAAGACTGTTGTATGTACTTTAGGTCCAGCAGGTAGGAATGTAATTATTGAACAAACAACAGGTAATCCAATTTCTACTAAAGACGGAGTTACAGTTGCAAAGTCTATTGAATTAAAAGATCCATTAGAGAATATTGGAGCACAATTAGTTAAACAAGCATCTATTAAGACTGCAGAAGAAGCTGGTGATGGTACTACTACCTCTACACTACTAGCTAGAGAGATGTTTCAAAAAGGTTTAGGAACTATTGGAGATCATACTGCAGTACAAGTTAAGAAAGGAATAGAACTCGCTACAGAAGACGTAGTTGAGTATTTAGAATCAGTAAGTAAAGATATAACGGACGAAGGACAGCTTAAACAGGTCGCTACTATCTCTGCCAATAACGATAATGAAGTTGGCGAATTGATTTCTACTGCTATGGAAAAAGTAGGACAGGATGGAGTTGTGTCAATCGAAGAATCAAAGACCGGAGAAACGTATTTAGAAACAGTTGAAGGAATGCAATTCAACAGAGGTTATAAGTCTCCATACTTCGTTACAGATAACAGCACCATGACTGCTGTTCTTCGTGATCCGTTTGTATTAATTACTGATAAAAGGTTGAACCAGGTGAAGGAGTTACTTCCTGTATTAGAAGCTGTTTCTCAACAAAATAAGTCTCTGTTAGTAATTGCAGACGATATCGATGGAGAAGCATTATCTACTATGGTAGTTAATAAGATGAGAGGTATTCTTCCTGTAGCTGCAGTTAAGGCTCCTGATTTTGGAGACAGAAAGAAAGCAACGTTAGAAGATATAGCAATCATAACAGGAGGTCAAGTAATCTCATCAGATAAAGGAATGAGATTGGATAAGTTTGATCCTGCTTGGTTAGGTAAAGCTGTTAAAGCTACTGTTTCAAAAGATACCTGTACTATTATTGATGCTAAAGGAGATGAAGAAAAGATTCAAGCTAGAGTAGATGAGATCAGAACTCAGATAGACGAATCTAATTCACCTTTTGAGAAAGAAAATCTTCAAGACCGATTAGGTAAATTGATCGGCGGAGTTGCAGTGGTACACGTTGGTGGTCATACTGAAATAGAAATGAAAGAGAAGAAAGATAGAGTAGATGATGCTCTACATGCCACCAAGGCAGCTCTAGAAGAAGGTGTTTTACCTGGAGGAGGAGTAGCATTACTTAATGCTGCTAAAAAGATTAGAGATAAGAAAGATAAAGGTAGCTACAAAGATCTTACTGCTAGTGAGCAAGTAGGAATACAGATACTTTTAGAATCAATAGAAAGACCATTCTATCAGATTCTTTTTAACGCTGGAATTGCTGAACCAGAAATCGATGAAATAAGAAAAGCGATTGAAAAGAAAACTAAAGATAAATGGTATGGTTATAACTCAAGAGTTGAAGACTTTGCTGATATGTTTAAAGAAGGTATTATCGATCCAACTAAAGTTACTAGGTTAGCATTAGAGAATGCCGTATCAGTAGCTGGAACGATGTTAATCACTGAAGCAGTAGTATCGTTAGATAAAACTGAAGAAACAAAAGCACCATTAGACGCAGCTCAACAAATGTTACTAGGATAATGAAATATAAATTTATTACAGATTGGTTACGTAATTACAGTAAGGAAGCAAACGAAAAGACTTTTGTTGTTGGAGTAAGCGGCGGGATTGACTCCGCCGTTACCTCTACCTTATGTGCTCAAACAGGAGTACAGACATATGTAGTTTCACTTCCAATTGAGCAGAATAAAGAAGAACTTAGCAGAGCTGAAGCTCATATTGAGTGGCTCTGTAATAAGTACGATAACGTAGTTCCTTTACAGTTTAATTTAAATGAATTATTCTGGGCATTTAAAAATGTATTTGAAAAAGAAGATAAGTTAGCATTAGCTAATTCAAGATCTAGACTTAGGATGACTACATTGTATCATGCTGCTGCTATGGTTAATGGATTAGTAGTTGGTACAGGTAATAAGGTTGAAGACTTTGGAATAGGTTTCTATACAAAATATGGAGACGGAGGAGTTGATATTAGCCCAATAGCTGACCTAATGAAATCAGAAGTAAAAGAAGCAGCATGTGAATTAGGACTTCTTTTAGATATCATAGAAGCAAAACCTACAGATGGTCTATGGGACGACGGAAGAACAGATGAAGATCAAATCGGATGTACTTACGATGAATTAGAATGGGCAATGACTTTTGGAGGAGATAAAAGAAAGTTAACTAAAAGAAAAAAAGAAGTATTAAAAATATTCTACGGTTTCCAACATAACAATAGGCATAAAATGGTTCCAATACCTATATGTCCAAATACTAAAGATGCATAACCGAAAAGAAATTTTAACTTTAATGTTTGTGCTGTTAGCAGTATTTGTTAGATTGGCTCCACACCCTCCTAATTTTACACCTATAACAGCCTTAGCTTTATTTGGAGCTACAACATTTAGTAACAGAGTGTTAGGAACACTACTACCATTAATTGCATTAGCAATATCAGATCTTTATTTAGGTTTCTATTCTATATCAATTTGGGTCTACAGTTCTTTCTTAGCCATCAGTTTACTAGGTCACTACTGGAAGACGATTAAGACTAAAAATATACTAATGAGCAGTTTACTATTTTTCATTGTTACTAACTTTGGAGTATGGTTAACTGGTTATCCTAAAACTATAGAAGGGTTTGTACTTTGTTATACTTTAGCAATTCCTTTCTTCATTAACGCAATAGCAGGAGATTTATTTTTCAGCTATATCTTAAAGTATAGTTATTCATTCACTAAATATAAATTAATTAAACAATTATGAACAAAGAAGAATTATTCGATGAAATTGCAGAGCAATTTAACATCCTAGCTGAAAACAATAGCGGGACTACAAAAGCTTCTCAAGCAAGAGCTAGAAAAGCAGCAGGAGAGATTAAAAAGTTGATTACTCCTTACAAAAAAGCGAACATGGAGGCAACGAAGGCGTAGGGGGGCGTTTCTCTCTAACCGACGAAGTCGCCACGCGCGAATTTAACAAACCCTGCCCTAACCGGTGGGGTTTTTTTTGTGAAATAGTTGGTAAAGTAAGAAAAAGACTGTATAGGGGAACCTTCCGGAAAAGCATAGTTGGATATTTATAATAAAAATCGTATATTGTAATATGGAATTTATTTACTTTAGTGATGAGTGGAACGAAAAAAGAAAAGACGGCGATAAAACTAGAGCAGGTGGTACTCACCCACCAAGAATGGCTCCATGCTCTGCGCATGCCTACGCCAGTGAAGAACAAGAAGAAATATACCAGAAAAACAAAACACAGAAATGATAGAGCACTTTAGAAATTATATAGGCTATTATTTTATTGCAGCAGCAATTTTGCTTATAGTTGCAGGAGAATATTTTACAGGAGTCTTAATTGGGTTTGTAACCGTGTTAAAGGTACCGCCATTTGATTGGGTTGGAAGAGCAATGGACTGGTCAGCAGGAATTGGGCATAGATATGGATTGAAGCTTAAAGCCTGGAAAGAAAAGCAATCAAAACCAGTTAGGATACTGGTAACAATAATTGCTGCAATCCTGGTCTTTTTAATATGGTGGAATATGCCTGAATGTGAGTTATGTTAAAAGATTATATTAGAGAAGTGCCCGACTTTCCAAAAAAAGGGATTAACTATAAAGACATACAACCTTTACTTGCAGACGATAATGCATTCTTCGATGCTCTATACGACTTAGGAGAATTAGTTGATATTGAAAAAGTAGATTACTTTGTAGGGATCGAGTCGCGTGGGTTTATATTCGCGTCCGCGCTTGCCGCTATGAATATGAAAGGCTTTAAAATGATCCGTAAAGCAGGAAAATTACCTCCTGCTAATTTAGTATCTATAGAATATGGATTAGAGTACGGTAGAGATACCATAGAAATAGAAAAAGGTTTTGGAAATGTTGTAATTGTTGATGATGTATTCGCGACCGGAGGAACAATGACAGCAGCCGAAATGATCTGCGAACTTGCAGGGTACCAAGTAGTAGATAGTATTTGCTTACTTGATATTGGAATCAACAAAAAACATACTACAAAATGCCTAATATCTTATTAGTATCAGCTACAAAGCTTGAACATCACGATACAGAAATAAATGGAGTGCCTATACATATAATTGGTATAGGAAAAGTTGAAGCAGCTCTCAATACCTATAAACTTATACAGAAGTATAAACCTGACCATGTAGTGAATTTTGGTTCATGTGGCAGTCTTTGTTCTGCTAGAATAGGAGAAGTTATTGAAGTTGGAGAAGTATACGATGACTTTTATGGATGTGTAGTACCAGAACATTCAAGTATAAAAGTAAGTAATACTAAAGTTAAATTATTTACTACAGATATATTTTATGACTCTTCAGCAACCTATAGTAATTCGTATGTTGAAAATCTCCGTAAATGTGATTTAGTAGATATGGAGGGATATTCTATAGCAAAAGTTTGTTTATCTGAAAATATTTCCGTATCTTTATTTAAATGGATTAGCGACTCTGGAGACAGTACAGATTGGAGAGCTAATGCTTCAATAGGATATAATAATTTTAAAAAGGTTTTCAATGAGCGATTCAGTTAAGAAGTATCACGAATTAGTAGAAGAAGGAGTTTATGATAATAAACTATCTCCAGAAGAACAAAGGGATAATAAAATAATGGAACTACTTGCTAAGGCAGCTAAAGCAAATAAATTAGCACAAGTCGAAATACGAGCAGAAGAAGTTAAAAAAGAATTTGGAACAACAAGCTTGCTACTTGGTTTAGAGATAGCAGTTGATGAATTAGTTAAAGATGAGTGATAGATATGAAATGCAGATTCATAAGAGTGAATTTAAGCCTCTGCGAATCGATAATTCATTTTCTATAAAAGTAATAGATAAATTTGAAGACGGAGAAGAACATTTCAAACAGTTTATTGAGTCAATAGATATTAACTTAAGTGATTGGGATGAAAGGCCAACTTTAAATGATGTTAAAGATAGATTAAACGGAGTATCAAAATGTACTTTATTTTTTCATGAAGATATAAAAGAGGCTATCGGATGGGGGTGGTTCTCTAGTGTGTTTACATATGACTGGGTAAATGAAGTGCATCCTCTACCTACTGATAATTCAACATACTGGGGAGGAACATATATACGTAAAGAATTAGACATACCAAAAACTACAGGCTTACAAATGTATAACCACGGGTTTGAATTATTTCTTAGCTTTAGTGATTATATGTACGGCTATATGGATAGCTGGAATAAAGCACCTATCAAGATTTGTCATAAGATAGGCGGCCGTGAATTTAAATTTATACAATGATATTAGAAATAGAACAAGACATAGTAACATTACTAGAAGAGTTTCTCGATATAGTTCCTAAGGCTGGTGAAAAGCAAATGGATAGATTAGAGAAGATAGCTCCCGGTTTAGTTCATTTCAATAGATTTACAGAAGACTCTAATGAAACAGATATTGACTTCTATTCAGTAGATAATGAAAACTTTAATACAGCATTAGCCGCAGCTTTAAAAATAGACCTATACAACCCAATTACAATCCATAGAGTAAATTATAACGTAGGAGGTAAAGCATTAGAACATAAAGATGAAAATTCTCTTCATACTTACGTAATAATGTTGGACGATAATTTTGAAGGAGGAGATTTTTACCTTAGAGGTGAACTTACAGACTTTAGACGAAGAGGCCAAGTTGCATACTATATGGGTATGGATGCTGCTCATAGTGTATCGGAAGTAACAAAAGGCTCAAGAAAAGTACTTGTAGTATGGTACAGAGGAACAAAACCAGAATTTAAAACATTATGAGTATAAAGCTCATCAGCTGCATTGGATTAGACTACGATAGACCGTTGCTCTCCCACTTTCTCAAGCATTATAGAGCATTGGATATTGATAGTATTCATTTGATTATACACAAAAAATCTAAATTTAATATTCAAGAGATTTATGATGAATTTGGAGATGATTTAATTTTAGAGAAATGGGTTGGACTATTTGACGGTGTTACTAAAACCAGCAAACTAAATAAAATAATAGAGAACACAGAAGAAGATTATATCATGATGGCTGATGTAGATGAACACCAGATATGGGATACACCAGTTAATGAGTATTTAAATGTGAGTAACTTTAGATGGGGTAAATTAATTGATAGAGAGTCTAAAGAAAAACAATTAATCGAAGTTACTGATGCCCCGTTGGATGAACAGTTTCCTTTAGTGACTAATAGAACTATATGGACTGATTTATTTAAACCATGTTTATTTCCATCTACTGATAGATTAGCTAGTCCTCATCATTTAATTATTAATCATAACAATAACAAAGATATTATAGACATACATCATTACAGATGGGTTGCTGGACGATTAGAGAAAACAAAAGAAAGAAAAGATCATTATACTGAGTTAAATAAAACAGGATACCACTTAGAAAAATCTCCATGGAAAACTATTCCTAACTGGGAAGGAGATTACATATTAAGAATGTATAAACCGGGTAAGTTAATATGAAGCAAGTAACTACAGTCTTATCGGTTGTTAAGAGATTAGAGTATTTTAAATCTCAAATTGATGCGATAGAATCTCAAACTATAGATTCAGATATATTTGTAATATGGAGAAATGCCTCTGAGTATTCATTTCCTTATCCTAGTATTATATATAAAAATGAAACGCAACATTTCAATTCCCTATACGGTAGGTTCTATAACTCACTTCATATAAAAACACCATATACGTTTATAGTAGATGATGACATTTTACCTGGAGGAAAATATATAGAAAGATGTATTAATTTTAGTAAAGAACATAACGATAAAGTTGTAATTGCTACATACGGGGTTAATTTTAAATCTAATACTTCTAAATATACTCCAAAAGAAAGAATAGGACCTGAGGTATTTTTAAAAGAACCTAAAAAAGTAGATATGGGAGGTCAAGGATGGTTTATGAAAACTGAACTTTTACAGCATTTCCTTTACGATAGTATATTTAACGAAGGCTCAGGGGAAGATTTACATTATTCTTATTGTTTATTCAAGAATAAAGTACCTATTTATATAATAGATAAGGATGTTAACGACTCTAAAACTTGGCAAGACCTTACTTTAGGTAAAAGAGGGGAAGACGATCAAGCTCAATGGAAGCAAACTCAACATTTAGACATAAGAAATAAAGTTTTAAAACACTATACTACCAAAGGATGGCTTTCCGGAAGAGGAAATTCTACCTTAATTTAGTAAATGCAAATTTACCGATATTTATAAACATAAAGAGAATTATATAATACCATTATGAAAGGAACACTATTATCATTCGATTACGTTAGATCACCGGAAGGAGATTTAAAGTTCATTGAGATGAACACTGATACGACGATCGCAGCCGATCAAATAGAACCATCTATTAATTGGGACGGTTTGTTCACAGTTATGCAAGACATTAGCGCTACAAAGCTTGATGTTATTTACAAACCAGAAATACATCAACCAATTGTAAACCACTTATCTGCATCAGCAATGTCTCCGTCAGGGAGCTTTATTACTGATTTTACACATCATAAAGAAGATTACAGAAGTATCTTCCCAACTGCTGTAGAAGATGCAGCTGATAAATTTATTTTAAGATTAGCTTACGATGATAATGCTATTTTAGATAACACATATTGTGCTACTGGACACGCACCACTTCAATTGCTTAATGAATATAATTCTTCAAGCTTAGCAGTTCCTTTCTTTTATAGTGGTAGTGAAGGAGAAGTAGATTTATTAACAACATCTTCTAACAGCCTTAACATTCCAGATCTTGCAGTTAAGACAAAAAGAGATACTTGGGATGCATTAAAGTTTGTAAAGGTAAGAGACTGGAGTACAGTAAAAGGAGAATTAAAAGAAGATTACTTCTTAACTAATTACTTAATTCACCCTTCTTCTGAAGATACAGAAAATGCAGTTAGTTCTTATAGATCTTATGGTATTGCTTACGGCGGAGGATTGAACTATATGCCTCTTGGAGGTTTCCAACAGTACTCTCAATTTAGTATTCCAGAGGTTCTTGATCTTGCTGATGATGGAATGAATAAAGTACTAGATAACAAACACTACTATGAGTATTCAACTAGTACTATAAAAAGTAAGCAAAATTATAACGGAGTATTCACTACAGAGAGACTTTTAGCAGCAGATAATGGAGCTTTACAAGCTAGTGAAATAAATACTGGACAGGCAATGAAAGGTTTTCACATACCTGGCTCACCTGACACAGAAGATAAAGCTACTTACATAGCATGGAGACATGTAGGGAAATCTTTACCTGCTAATTCTGGAGTTACTTCTTCGGTAGCAGTAGCAGCTTCAAAAGTATATCCAAATATTCATAATGATCTGTTTTCAATTCATCCTTCTGGATCTACGGAACCAGTTTATATAGGAGTTGATGCTGCAATTATTACTTATAATTCAGGTTCAGATACATGGGCATATAGAGCACCACATCAAATCAATCAAGATTTAGATTACATCTTTAACACAGATAGTGAATTAGTTCCAATCTCATCATCACAGCATATTATTCTTCATCAACCTACAGGAAGTTTCTTTACTGTCGATATTGAAACAAATGATAACTTAGTTGTTGATACAGCAGATTCGAATAATGAAATTGTAATATCTTTTCACAATCCACCAGCAAAAATTGAACCACCAAAATAATAGTATAATATGAATAAGCCAATCGATCCTTCATTAATTTATAGATCTAAACAAACAGCTACATCACCAACGGGTGAAGTTGAATTAGGAACTTCAAAAGTTACTTATGAAGATATACAAGAAATGAATGTTATTTCTGAAAAGATCCTTTCTTTGATTGTACAAAAACATTCATAATTAACTAGTAAAAAAGTTGTTTTTATAAGATATATTTCTTATATTGTAATATGGTTACATCGTTAATATTACCCTATAAACCTTCGCATGAGCTGAAGTGGTTAGAGAAATTCTTTAAGAAAGACTACTACAAGAAACCGTATGATAGATTCATGTGGTGGAGAAGCTATACCCCTAAACAGAAACCTCTTACTAATCGTCATGATTTGAGAGAACGTATCCTTAATGGAGATTTCGATGTGGCTCCCTATGCTTTCGAAGCACAGATAGTCGAACATAGAATGAATAAGATCTTTGAGGAGTGTAAGGGATATGAAGACGTTTACAGAGAGAAGACTCAAGTAGATAAAGCAAGACGTAAGAGGCTATTAGAAGACTATGAAAAAGAAGAAGCCAGACGATTAGATGAATTGAAAAAAGCATTTGTTCTTAAGTTTAAGATGACTAAAGAGCAATACGAAAAAGAGGTAGTTAATACTAGGGCTCGTAACCTTATTAGCTTTTACGATAAAATGGAAGCAAAATACGGTACGTACTGGAAGCCTCTTAGTTATCCAAAGAAAACTTAGTATATTTATATAAACACAGTGTTAATCAAAATCAAAAATTCATGAAACTATTTTTTATTATTTTACTTGCTGTAGCAGTAGCTGCAGTAGTAGTATGGGTAGGAACGAAGTATTTCGGACTTGCACCAGACAAAGACAAAGACGGCATTCCAGACAAAGTTGAAGATGCAGCTGAGAAAGTAAAGGCTACAACTAAAACTGTTAAAAGAAGAGCCAAGAGAGTTAAAGAAGAAGTTAAAGATGTAGTAGAAGAGATCAAGGACGTGATTGATCAAACTAAAGACATCAAAGGAGCAGTTCAAGGTAAGCCTCGTAGAGGTAGAAAGCCAAAAGCTAAAAAATAAGCTATGCAGCAGCAATTAAATGTTGACTTTTCTCAAACAACTCCGGTCATATGTGAAGAATGTGCAAACCCGTTCTTTACACAAAACCTCGTCATCCGACAAGTCCCTGGACTTCTCTCAGGACAGCGAGAACCCTCATATATCCCTATCCCAGTCTTCAGCTGTACCAAATGTGGACACGTCAATGAAGCATTTCAGCCAAAAGAAGGAAAAACATTGGATTAAATATTCAGGTTTACAAGGAGAGATTTATGATACAGAAGGGCCCAAATAAGGGTCCTTTTTTTTATGCCCTTTTCTCACTAATTTAGTATAGCTTTTACTCAAACCTGTATATTTATTATTAGAATGCCGGTTAAGTCGATAAAGGTAACCAAAAAGTCGATAAACCAATCTAATCGTTCTACATAAATTTTCTACGTTAATCGTTTTATAATTGTTGCAGTCGCAAAGCAGTAATTATATGAGACTATTATTATTTTTATTAAGTCTCCTATTCAGTTTCTCAATCTTTGGACAAGAGATAAAAATAGGTGATGTAAGTAACAATATCGAATTAGGTAACCTAGCTGGTAACAGAGACTTAGCATTTGGTGTTAAGAATGTACTAGAAGAAGTCATCCAAGACTACGGGTATGACCTAAACCCAAACTCAAATAATATACTGGAAGTAGAATTGCTTTACTTTGATGTTCAACAGAACAATTTTCAAATAGCAGCCTACGGAAAAAATATCGATATCTATCAGATCATCGCCAGAGGCGTATATTCTATAGACGGTAAAAAGAAGAAAAAAGCAGTAGCTAAAGGAACAGCAAAATCTATTTCTACAGCTACATTAATAATTGATAAGGGAGGTAAGTTTTCACAGGCTAACGTCTCGACAGCAATAAAAAAACTCTGTGAAGATTTAATACGTAAACTAAAACTATGATGAAAAAATTATTATTTTTATTATTATTATTGCCAACGATAGCTCTAGGACAGACCTTTGTAGTTGGTATGAACTCCGGTGCTGATGCAGACGTGGGTGAAGAAATTGAACTTAAATTTGAATTGTTTCCTGAATCAGGACAATCAACTATGCCGGCTACATTTTTACGATTTGATGTTCAATGGAACAATAAATTACTTGAATATGTTAGCCATACATTAGATCCTTTAAATAAATTAACTAGCGAGCAATCAGCTAGAACTCATTGGGATGGGTATAAATTTAACCAGGATATGGACTATAGTTCATCTAATTTATATAGACATTTCTTATGGTGGAACGGAGGAGCAGCTCAAGCTGGTTCAAGTTCATACCCTACAAATAGTGACTTCTCAGTTGATAGGTTTACTATTCAAGCATCAGAAGACATTAATTTATATGATGCTGTATTGCATATGAAATTTAAAGTATTAGATAGACAAGGTACTAACTATCAAAACTATTCTGGAGCTTTTCAAATTAACTGGGCTCAATTGGAAGATAATAGAGATGGTACGGTACACCAACTTGGTTCTACTAATCACCAAATTGGATTAGATCCAGGAGGAGTAGGAGCAGGAGATGTTACTTTAAACTTAACTATACCTACAGATTATAAAGCAGATTATAAATATAATATATATCTTGCAAGTCAAGTAGAGGAAACAGATTATGATGGTGATGGAACTAACGATGGATTAGAGCCTAAAGAAGGAGAGCAGCCTTTTGCTGTAGGTACCTTTAATGGCAATGGTACTGCTTCTCTTGCTACATTAACATTAGACGAGGAAGTATGGGTACACACTTATGTAGACGGTACTCCAGATTGGTTAGATGATGTAGTAACAGTAACAGATGTTTATAAAGCATTTCAATTCGCATTAGGTTCTACTGGTGGACCTGGAGGAGGAGCTGCTAACTGGGAGCATGAAGTACAAGCTATATTAGGAGAAGTAACTAACGATAATGTAGTAAACTTTGATGATTCTTATGAACTACTTGCTCATGTAAATGGAGTAGAGACAAGTGCTAATGTATCTTCTAAAGCAAATGGAGCTTTTAACTTCTCATCATTGATGGATAAGTACGGAGATATATCTGAATTTATGAGTGCTCGTACTTTTACTGCTACAGATGATAATAAGACATTTACTATAGGACATGGACTAAGAGGAGATTTAGATTTCTCTCACTCAACAGTTCCTACTTTTACCTCATCTGATGCTCAATCAACTTCAGCTAGAAATGCACAAGCATTTTCTATTATATCTAACAGATCAGTAGAAACAGAAACTATCGATTTAACATCATCACTTGTCGACGGTCAAGTAATCGTAGATGTAAATTTAGACACAGCTGGACTAGTTGGATCTCAGTTTAAAATTGTATTTGATAATAACATACTAACTTTAGATGATATCATATACGATACAGGATCTAATATGACTAACTTTGGTACGGTAAAAGGTAACGTAGTATCATTTGGTTCATTAGATTACGCTGGTGATGTATCAGTAAATACAGGAAGACCTTATAGGTTAGTCTTTACACCAAACGAAAATATAACAAACACAGCAGGACTGGTAAGCTTTAAAATCATAGAAGGAGTTAAAGCAGACGGAACTAAAGTTAAATTCCAATACTAAATAATATGAAAAAAATAACAACATTACTAGCATTACTTGTCCTATTAGGATGTGCTAAAGACGAATTAGAATTTGAAGCACCTTTTAACGAAGTACCAGATGCATTGCAAATATTAGATCCAATCGGTCTAAAATTAGAAAGCGCTATTGTAACTAACAAAGTAGCAATCAATGCTAAGTTTGACGTAGAAGGTAGCTATAGAATAAAGATAATTGATATAAGTGGTAAAGTAGTATCACAGGATAAAATTACAGCAACAGCTGGTGATAACTTACTTAACATTTATACTACAGCTCTTGATAAAAGTTCTTATCAAGTCTATATAACAGATAACTTTAATAATGTATTAGGAATAGAGTCCTTTACTATGATAGATTAACTATGGCAGAAAAAGATAACACATTTGGAGAAATAAAAAAAGCAATAATAGGGGTCGTAACCCTAGCTATTACTACTGCAGGTGGACTTTTTATTGCTAATATGGAAAATATCTTCAAATCAGAAGATAAGAAAGAAATTGTAACTGATGTAGATACTAACGAATCTACAAAAGATACGATTGTTGTATTCTCGCAGCAAAAAAAGGAACCTGAAGTTGTCGCAAAACCTCAGGCTCCCGTAAAAGAGGAAAAATACGAGTGGTAACCTTTAAAAATTAAAAACTATGATTAACGTAATTAACTTTTTCGCATCTCCCTTCATATCAATATATGAAGAAATATTCGAACAGCCAACTTTATTATGGAAAATTTGGCATTCTTTTTTGCTACTATGGGTAAGTAGCTTATTTTTATTATTCGTTGTTGGATGGACTTTTTTGGTATTTAACTTAATAACCAATCCTAGTTCATTCGAAAACGCTACGTTCGGGGTCTTCGATACACTTGGTTAAGAAGATACTTCTTGTACTATTACTAAGTACAGGATTTATAAATGGACAAGTCGTAGGAAAGACCACTACTGAGGATTATCAGGCTGAATTCGAAAGACAGGCCTCGTTATTTTCGATACCAGAATACTTTGGTGATCCAGTACCAGTAGCTCTACTCAACGTAGGTATTACAGATGATATATTAATTCAGTATCCTGAACTAGGAGACTATAGAGTTGGACTAGGTTTAACAAATATAACTGTTGCTTTCTTAGATGAAACATTCAGATTTGAATTTGTTGAAACTAAAGATGCTATCAAAGAAAGAATGATAGTTCAATTCAAAGCTTCCCAGAAAGGGTTTACTGCTAATGAGATTGAGATTAGAGGAAAGATAACTCTTGCAGCATATTTTGCTTATGTAGAGATATATGATTTTTCTATATCTGAAGATGAAACTATTAATTTAAAAGACGGAGTAAAAAATACTCTTGTGACCAGACTTGGACTTCAAGTTAAAATGGTCGATGCACAAACCGGACTATATATGACAGGCTCCGGATTAGGACTCGCAACAACTACTAGAGAGGTAACTCTCCTTAATGATCAAAACTTAGATGAAGTTCAGTTTAATTCCTCATCAATTGGAATTAGTACTAGAAAGGCATTAGAGACAGCAGTTGCTAAAATAGTGAAGCGTATGATACGCAAGAAAATATTTGATCACTAAGGGTTATGAGATGGTTACTATTCATAGTAATTGCTGCGATGGGGATGTTCGAGGGTCATAGTCAGACCCTCGTTCAAACCTATACTGATAGATGTACCGGAGAGGTAAAAGTATTCTCTGTTCAAATGGGAGGCCAAACAGTGGTCGCTTATTATAATAAATCGAGAGTATTTACTTCTACTGAATTTACTAACGGTACTTTACAAGCATGGCTAGAAGAAACTTATTCTTGGTTTCAAGCTTTATCACCATGCTCCTCTGGGAATGCTAATTCTCAAACAACTCAACAGACAACAAATCAAGCAACAACAAATGCTACAAATGCAGCTAATAACGCTACATCTGGAGCAACTCAAAATACCGGAACAACAAATACCGGAACAACAAATACTAACACAGGCAATGGAAGCACAGGAAATACAGGATCAAGTGGAGGAACAGGAGGTTCTTCTGGATCAGGCAATTCAGGAAGCAGCGGAAGCAGCTCCGGTAATAACGGAGGAGGATCAGGCTCTGGGGGCAGCGATGGCTCAGGAGGCAATTCAGGATCTTCTGACAACAGTGGCTCAGGAGGAAATGATTCCGGAAACGGTGGAGGAGGAGACTCTTCTGGCGGCAGCGATTCAGGAGGGAGTGACGATTCAGGTGGGTCTGATAGCTCGGGTGATAACGGTGGTTCGTCAGATTCAGATAACTCTTCTGGGGATGGAGATAGCAGCGATGATAATTCGTCAGGAGGAGAAGAAAGCGATTCAGGCGGTGAAGGAGAAGAAAATAAAGACGATTCGAAAAATGAGGAAAGTAAGGATGAAAAGTCTGATGAAAAGTCTGAAGAGAAATCTGAAGAAAAAGAAAAAGAAGAAGAAGTAGAAGAAGAAAAGAAAGAAGAAAAAGAAGAGGAAAAAGAAGAAGAAAAGAAAGAAGATAAAGAAGAAGAAGAGGAAGAGGAAAAAAAGGAAGATAGTAAAGAAGAGGAAGAGGAAGAAGAAGAGGAGGAGAAAGAAAAGACTTTAGCACCACCAATCGTAACTGCTAATTTAGTTACTATGCAAATGATGGATGGTGTATTGCAACAAGCAGCTTCATTTGGATACTCACAATCTTCTTTAACCGGAAGAGAAACATACTCAGCTAATGCTATGGTATGGTCTAACCTTAAGCAATTTAGTTTAAACCTTTCACAGAGTACTGTATACTTTAATTACGATAGAGAAGTTCCTGTAATGGTACTGGATCCTGAAACAGGAAAGAAGTATAAATTTGGTAGCTATATGGACAAAGGATCCATAATGATGGTACAATCAGTCTCAGCTGGCTATATGAAGATGTTTTCAACTCATGTTGTTACAGCAGGTATAAGTAATGTATATTTAGGTCAGAAAGAAAATGGTTGGAAAGGATTCGTAGGTGGATTTGCTTTAACTAGTATGGGAGTATTTTTAGAAGGCGGTGAAAAAATAGCTACTATGTCAATTACTGGATTTGCTACTAAACCATTTAACGTTAAAGATAGAGTAGTAATATCCCCTATGGTAGCCTATTCTCATTCTCCTATGACTTATGCTGTAAAAGCTAAAACAGCAACTTGGACTGAATACGGTACATATATTTTAGGTAGTAACTTTGACTTTAAACTTTCTCAGAGGTTTAATGCAAATATAGGAGGAACAGTTATTGGAAATACTCAACCAGGTATACCAATGTCTTATGCTATAACCGTTGGATCACGATTTCAATTCTAACAACTATTTATATAAAAGAACGTTTCACTTAAATTGTTATTTATGTTTAAAAATTTAAAACGTAAATGGATGGCTTTTAAAGACATATTCAAAGATGAAAATGATATCAACGAAAAATCAGTAGTTGGTTTCGCAGCATTTGTAATAATGGTATTATTCGCATGTGCTGATTTATTAACTGGTTATCTAGGTAAAGACCTAGTTATAAATGAATTTATCTATAACTCCTTTGTATGGGTAGTTTTAGGTGCTTTCGGAATTGCTGAAGCTGGTAAAGCATTCGGGCAAAGAAATAAATAAGTATGTATACATTAGAACAAATAAAAAAAGCAGTTAGATCAAAAGGATATGTTTGGTTTGACTCTACGAAAGGATACGATGTAAATATCGTAGGAGTAAGAAACTCATCAACTAATAATAGAATTACAAATAGATTTGACGATCATGTAACTATATCATTTGTTGATTTCGATGGTAACTGGCAGTTTAAATGCTATGAAGCAACTACTGATCCAGGAACACATTGGACAGAAAATTTACTAAACCCTGATGGAGTAGCTATTCTTAAACCTGGACAATATAGAGGTTCACATAAGATTAGATTACACGCAGGTAAGTATGAAGCATTAGGTCAGAAGAAACCATTAAAAGTATATAGAGATGGTGATAAAGATAATGAGTATGACTTAATTGAAGAGAATGTTAAGGAAGGTATCTACGGAATTAATATTCATAGAGCTACTGCTAAGGAAGGTGGTAAATCTATTAGAGTAGACAAATGGTCTGCTGGGTGTCAAGTAATTGCAGCTAATTCTGATTTCAAAGAATTTATGGAAATCTGTCATGAAGCTAAGAATATATGGGGGAACTCATTTACTTACACATTAATAGAATCGAAAGATATCGTCTAATAGTTGCTCGTTTAAATTAAATTTCTTATATTGTAGTTATGAATGTACAACGACCACAAGGTTTACAAGGTTATCTATTGTTTGCTATCCTAGGAGGATTTGTAGCTTGGATGGTTTGGGGACAACCTAAAATAGAAGTAGACGTTGAATCTTATCAGCTTAAAATTGAGCTGTTAGAGAGGAAGATAGATTCCATTAAGGTAGAGAACTCAGGATTAAAAGTAGAAGCTGACTCTCTTAACCTTAAGATAGGAGAATACGATAGTAAAATCAAAAAATTAAATTCAAGAATTTATGTTATTAAAAAGGAGACTAAGCAAAAGCTTGACGCTGTTGATAATCTTGTCGATGATGAGCTTCAAAGCTTTTTCACAGAACGCTACCGACAGTACCAGGATTCAATTAACTAAGCCTATAGCTAAGTTAGTTATTAAAGATCTTATACAGTTCGATGGTTTGTCTACTGAAATGCAAACTATGCAAACTATTCTATCAGAGACTAACAATAAACTAGTAACGCAGAACCAATTAGTAGTTAATTTACAGCTACAAAACAATAATTTAGAGTCTGTAATTAGAGAATTAAACAAAAAATACGATACTCAATCTTCATTAACTAAAGATTTTGAAGTGGCTCTTAAGCGGCAAAAGAGACAATCAACTATTTATAAGATAGGAACTACTGTTGGAGCAGTAGCGACTCTTTTATTATTAGTGCAATGATAAACAAAATCAGACGTAATTTTTTTCCGTCGATAATAGCATTATCTGCTTTATCGGTGTCTGCCTCTGCTGCCTTTTATTCGGTAAGTGGGCTAAGTAAACTATTTGCTGGAGCTACATTTGAGGTAATAATTATGGCTGGTTCTTTAGAGGTGGCTAAACTAGTCACTGCTTCTCTTCTATATCAGCACTGGAATACTATAAATAAACTTCTTAGAACGTATCTCTCCATTGCTACTATTATATTAGTACTAATTACTAGTATGGGTATATACGGCTTTCTAAGTGCAGCATATCAAGAAACTTATCAAAAGTTAACTGTACAAGAGAATCAAATAGAATTCTTAGAAAACAAAGCTAAATTTTATGAAGATGATGTTACAAGGTATGATCAAGAACTTGAAAGAATCTCTAATAACATTTCTACTCTCAGTGGTGCTAAGGCAACCTCAATCCAGGTACGGGACACATCGGCTGTGGGCGGTGTTAGATCCACAGTATCCACAGCTGAGTTACGCTTGGCACAAAGTCGTATCAATGTTGAAGAAGAAAATAGGACGGCTGTTAATGTGAAAAGAACTGTAGCTGCTGACAGCTTACAGACAATTAAGTTAGAGATACTATCTTTACAGAACAATGCGGATACAGTAGGAGAATTAGGTCCTTTACAGTATCTATCAGGTCTTACAGGTACTCCTATGGATAAGATCATTAACATCCTACTTCTTATTATTATATTTGTCTTTGATCCTTTAGCTATATCCTTAGTTATAGCAGCTAACTTTGCATTCGATCAAGCTAATAGAAAGAATCTATATGATGAGTATGAAGATGAGATAGAAGATGACTTGTGGGACGATGATCCGTATGATGATATTAATGATATAGAGGTTGACACTGAAGAAGTACTTCCAGATGAAGCAAGAGGGGTTAAACCTCCTAAAGAAGATCCTTTATCAAATTACGATGAAGAAGCTGAAAGAAGAATGGACATAGTTGGGCAAAACGGTAATGAAGGAGAACATTATGACGAGGAAGTTATCGTAGTCGATTCTAAAGACGGTCCTGCACAACCTGTTAAAATCTTACAGAAAGGTCCTTCAATACACAGAGTACTCTTTAGCGATGGCTCTGAAAAAAAAGTTAATAAAGATGATAATATTATTAGATACCTGTAGGTTATCTTAAATATTTTTCTTATCTTTATATAAACACTAAATTTTTGTTATGGCACAATACAGAGTTATTAAGATGCTTCGAAAGACCTTTGAAGCACAGAAAGAAAAGGCACTTATGACATTCGATCTTCTTACAGAAAGCCCAGCAGGGATAGGAGATCATTCTACTACAGATTTTTATAACAACGCAGAAGAAGCAGCTAGAGCATTAGCTGAAGCTGATGACGTATTACAAACCCTTGAAAGATATTACAGCAACAATGAGTGATAGAGAAATAATGAATGCTAAGAATCCTCCTTCAGCAAGAGAAATTCTAAAAGAAGAGTACCCTACAATCTATAACGGCTATCAGTCTATTATCGATGAACAGTTTGAACTATTTGCCAGAAAGCATCTAGACTATGGTATGCATAATGTAAGTGCAGGCACCAATCTAGATAACTCCGACGAAGTAGAATTTGCAATGACTGGTTTATGGTATAGACTTTCAGATAAGATTAACAGATGGAAGAATATGATCATTTCAGGTCGTAAAGCTCAAAACGAAACACTAATAGATACTTTTCAAGACGTTACTAACTACGGTATCATAGCTCAGTTAGTTAAGAGAGGTATGTGGAAAAACGATTAAATGGCGAAAAAGCTCAAAGGTCTTGTAAAAAAGGTATGGGAGAGTAAAATCAAACAAACACCTTCTAAATATACTCATGTATCCTATAGTTCGGTTAGTACTTATAATAAGTGCCCCAAGCTATGGGAGATGCAGTATCTTCGGAAAGAAATACCTTTTACTCAAAATATATATACATGCTTCGGTACTGCAATGCATGAAACTATGCAAGAGTGGTTAACAGTAATGTATCATGATAAAGTTAAGACTGCTAATGAGATAGATTTAGGTCAACTGTTATACGTTAATATGGTCAAAGCATATAAGAGAGGAAGAGCTCAAATGGAAGGTCAACATTTCTCTAATATGGATGAAATGACTCAATTTTGGTTAGACGGAAAACATATATTAGAGTACCTAACTAAAAAGAGAGCAGCATACTTTAGTACTAAAACAGCTATGCTTGCAGGAGTAGAAACATTACTCTATCAGGAAATTAAACCAGGAGTAGCATTTAAAGGATTAATTGATCTAGTATTCTATCACCCTACTACTGATAGATGGACTGTTGTAGATATTAAAACCTCTACCTCTGGATGGAGAGACCATCAAAAGAAGAACCCTAACCTTACTGCTCAGGTAGTAATGTATAAAGAGTACTTCTCTAAACAATTTGATATCGATAAAGATAAAATCGACGTACAGTACTTTATAGTTAAACGGAGAGTACCAGCAGAAGCAGAATTTGCTATTATGCAAAGAAGAGTTCAGGAATTTAGCCCTCCAGCTGGACCTAGAAAGACTAAGGAAGTTATGACGAAGATGAATAATTTTATAGATAACGTACTTGATTCAACAGGAGCATACATTGATAAAGAACATAAATGTACTAATCCTTTTGGAAAATGTGAACATTGTTCTCCTTTTCTGAATTAAGTATATATTTATATAAAGATATATTAAAGTTATGAAACACGATGAACACCTTACTTCGGTAAAAATTACAAAACCATTATTCGATAAATTTAAGCATGCATGTTTAGAAGATAATTTTTCTTTTAAAAAGCTTGCTGATAGAGCAATTTTTCTCTATCTTACTAATAATGAGTTTAGAGAAAAAATACATAAGATTAACAACATAAAAATTAAATAAGGTTGATGGAAGGTTATATTAAAAAAGAAGATAGGAAAAAGATACTCCTACTATGTGATGATATTCGAATGCATTCTGGAATAGCTACAATGGCTAGAGAGTTTGTAGTCAATAATGGTCATCGATACAATTGGTTTAACGTAGGTGCTGCAGTCAATCATGCAGATAAAGGTAAGGTATTAGATCTATCAGCCGATATTAATAAACAATTAAATATAGAAGATGCAGATGTAAGGATACTCCCTTACAATGGATACGGAGATGCTCAGTTAGTTAGAGACATTATGAAGAGAGAAAAGCCAGATGCTATTTTTATCTTTACTGATCCAAGATATTGGACTTGGCTATTCGAAATTGAAAGAGAAGTAAGAAGTCAAGTTCCAATCATCTGGTTAAATATTTGGGATGAATTTCCTTCACCTAAATACAATGAACATTTTTACGATTCAGTAGATGCTTTGTTAAGTATCTCTAAACAAACTAAACTGATAAACGAATTAGTATTAGGGAATAAAGCTGATGATAAGGTATTAAAGTATATTCCTCATGGAATAGATAACGATATATTTAGACCTATAGAAGATCCTGAGAATAATAAAGAGTTCCAAGGATTTAAAAAAGGAGTATTTAACAATAAAGATTATGAATTCGTCGCTTTCTTTAACTCTAGAAACATTCAACGTAAAAGACCAGCAGATGTTATGCTAGCTTTTAAGCTCTTCTGTGATAGTATAGGTAAAGAGAAAGCTAAGAAATGTGCTTTAGTAATGCATACTGCTCCTGTAGACCAACACGGAACTGATCTAAATGCAGTTAAGAATGCAATATGTGATCCTGAATATGTAAACGTATTTTTCTCTACTACTAAAATTAATCCTATTCAAATGAACGGGATGTATAATTTAGCAGATGTAACTATGTTGATATCGTCTAACGAAGGATGGGGATTATCATTAACTGAGTCTATGTTAGCAGGTACAATGACAATCTCAAACGTAACAGGAGGAATGCAAGACCAAAGTAGATTTGTAGATGAAAACGGAGAATGGTTTACTCCATCAGCTGATATACCTTCTAACCATAGAGGTACATATAAAGAACATGGTGAATGGAACCTACCGGTATTCCCATCTAATATTTCTTTAGCAGGTTCAGTACCTACTCCTTATATTTTTGACGATAGATGTTCACCAGAAGAAGTAGCTCAAGCGTTAGAGGTAATCTACGACATGAGTCCTGAGGAAAGAAATGAAAGAGGTTTAAAAGGAAGAGAATGGGCTATGTCTGAAGAAGCAGGACTTACAGCTAAAATAATGAGTGATAGAATAGCAGAAGCTATTGATGAAACTTTAGAGAGCTTTGTTCCAAGACCTAGATACGATCTTTTAAAAGTAGAAGATAAACCAAGTAAATTAATTGAACACAAATTAACAGGTTATTAATATGAGTAAATCAACATTAGTTATTAGCTGCCCTATTGATACTTATTCAGGATATGGAGCAAGATCAAGAGACCTAGTAAAAGCTATCATAGCAACAGGTAAATATAACGTAAACATAATTGGACAACGATGGGGTAATACTAGATTCGGTTACTTAGATGATCATAAAGAAACTGATCTCAAAAGCCTAATCATACCTGGACTACAGACTCAACCTGATATATGGATACAAGTTACTGTACCTAACGAATTTCAAAAGGTAGGTAAATATAATATCGGTGTTACAGCTGGAATAGAGACTGACCAATGTCACGGTAGTTGGATAGAGGGTTGTAATAGAATGGACCTTATACTAACCTCATCAGAGCACTCTAAAAAGGTATTCGTTAATACTATAGTAGATGCTATGGATCAAAAGACCGGTCAGAAAATTAAAGAAATTAAACTAGAAAAACCAGTCGAAGTATTATTTGAAGGGGTAGATACAACTAAGTACTTTCAAACTAAAACATCAGCTAAGACAGAGTTTACTTTAGACATCAACACTATACCAGAATCATTTTGCTACCTTAGTGTAGGACATTGGATGCAAGGAGATTTTGGACACGATAGAAAGAATATAGGGTATACTGTTAAGACATTTTTAGAGACTTTTAAAACTAAGAAAAATCCTCCTGCTTTAATACTTAAATGTAGTACAGCTTCTACATCTATTTTAGATAGAGAAAGGATTTTAGATAAGATAGATGCTATTAGAAAGACCATTAAAGGTGGTAGGTTAGCTAATATCTATTTGCTTCATGGAGAGATAACAGATGGAGAAATGAATGATCTATATAACCATCCTAAAGTTAAAGTAATGGTTAGTCATACTAAAGGAGAAGGATATGGAAGACCCCTTGCTGAGTTTGCTGTTACAGGAAAGCCTATCATTGCATCAGGATGGTCCGGTCATACAGACTTTTTAGATAAAGATCTTTCTATACTACTCGGTGGTACAATAGATAGAGTTCATCCATCGTCTGTTCTCAAAGATATGATCATTACAGAAGCTAGTTGGTTTACACCTAGTGATCCAGATACTTCTAAAGCATATAAGAAAACATTTAAACATTACAAGGACTGTATACCTGGAGCTAGAAAACAGAGAAGAGTTATATTAGACAACTTTACATACGAAGATATGTGCAAGAGAGTTGATAACATATTAGAGAGTAATATTCCAGACTTTCCTAAGCAAATACAATTAACATTACCTAAATTAGATTTACCAAAATTATAAGTTATGATAGATAAAGATTCATTAGTAGAGGGACCATTTGGAAGTGATGCATGTTATGAAACATCATTTGAACAAGAAGGAAAAACAATAACAACGTGGCTATGTTTCGGTAGTGGCTTTACTACTTCAACAATAATGACTGAAGGTTCATCAGCAGTAAGTAATTTACTAGAAACAGCTCCTTCGTTGTATAAAGATTTACTCCATACAGATAAAGATAAAAAAGTATGGTTACCTGCTACGATTACTTTACCAGAAAAAGGTATGGTATTTTTAGACGGTACTAATACTGATAACTGGAACTGGACTGCTGTAAAAGCAGCAAGGTTAACAAAAGAAGATAAAGAGTCTGGTAAGTTTCCTGAAGGTAATGAATGGAAAATGGAGATGAAAAATAAGAAAGTATTTGGTCAAACCGATTTCATGGATGCTATGGATCATATTGGCTTCTTTGCTTTAGAACCTCAAGTATGAAAATAAGCTATGCCATAACGGTTTGTAATGAATTCGAAGAGATTCAAAAACTTGTATCTACACTAATGTTAAATATTAGAGAAGAAGATGAAGTTATAATTCTATTCGATAAACGTAACGGCACAGCAGAGGTATGGGACTACCTAGTAGGTCTACAGAGCCAAAACCTAGTACTTACATTTCCTGAAACGTTTAAAGGGCACTTTGCTGATTGGAAAAATAAACTTACCTCTTTATGTGGCGGGGATTATATCTTTCAGATAGATGCAGATGAAGTACCTAACGAAGCTTTGATAGCTAATCTTCCAGGCATATTAGAATCTAATCCTGATAATGAAGTTTACTTAGTTCCTAGAGTTAACACTGTTGATGGATTAACAGATGAACATATTAATAAATGGGGTTGGAATATAAATGATTCAGGTTGGGTTAACTGGCCTGATTATCAATGGAGAATCTATAAAAACTCAGATGATATAAGCTGGGTTAATAAGGTGCATGAAAGGCTTGAAGGGTTCAAGACGTATGCTCCATTGCCTCAAATAGAATCTATGGCACTTTACCACCCTAAAGACATAGAGAGGCAAGAAAAGCAAAACCAATATTACGAAACATTATGAAAAAGAAACTAATATCAATAGCTTTAGTTAGTACATTATTAATCGGCTGTGGCTCTTCAAAGGCATCAGCTAATACTACTACACAGACAGAAGTTATTAGTCAAGAAAATGATCCTCTGATGAAATTATTAATATCAGGATTAATTATATATACAGTTCAATTACTATTTGCAAGATAACATGATTAAGATAGATGTCAAAGTAGGAGATACTATCATGGTTGGTAGATTTAAAAATAAAAGAGTTAAGGTTAAGACTATAGAGTATGATGAATTTGGAATGCCGATGATAAATGGAAAGCCTGGCTGTAATTTTAGATTGGTACCTAATCCAAGATAAACCTATTTATAAATATGGAATATAAAGACGCACTTAAATTAGCAGATGCAGTACCTGGATCTCTGATAGAATTAGGATTTGGTAGAGGTAATAGTTTGAAAGAATTTATTTCCTATATGAATAATATTGAAATAAATAAAAGGAACATATGGATATATGAATCCTTTGACGGTTATAATAACCCTACCCCTGAAGATAATAAAGCGTTTAAGAAAGGAGACTTTAAAAGACCTCCACAACCAGCTTATGATATTAGAAATACTATCAACACTAAAGTTGAGTTAGTTAAAGGCTACATAGAAGAGACATTACCAGCTAAGTATGATAAGTCTCCAGTTTCTATTGTGCACTCACATTTAATAAGCTATTCAAGTACTTTACATGGGTTAGAGAATTTCGAAAAATACATGCCTCCTGGTAGTGTAATTATAGTTACCGACTATCAAGCATTCGAAGGAACCAAACAAGCAGTAGATGAGTTTTTAATTAAGTTTGCTCCTAAATTTAAAACTATAGAAGTAAACGATACATTTATAGTTCTACAGACACAAAAGGTTCAAACATTAACTAATAAAGTATTAAGAACTAGATCAGAATTTTAGTTAATGCATAGTATTCCAGAGCATTTAGAATATCATCTTAAAACTATTCTTTATCATACGGAAGATGCTTACATAGGAGGAAGTATAGAAGATTATTTCCTTTTAGGTTTCTCTGATAAGGTAATTAACGATGTAGATGTATTTACATATGACCATAAAGACCTTGAGAGACTTATGGATTATTATGGAGAACCATTAGAAGTAGTTAAGAATAAAAAGAGAGCAGCTTTGATAGGAGATGTTTCTCATTTATATAAGTATAAAGATGTAGACATACATTATATTGAGAGTTCAACATACCCTCATGAATTTATGACTACCAGATATAAAGATATGGTAATCACTCATCATACCTTAAAAAGTAAAAAAGGTATAGCAAAAATAGAAAGTGATTGGTTCCTGAAAAATGGAATAGAACTAGAGAAAGGAAAATCAATAGAAAGGATTTTAAAAACACAAAATAAGTTGCTTTAACAAGTTATTTTTCTTATATTTAATTATGGTTATATATGTAGATATCGATGATACGATTGCTGATTACGATGTAAATGACAGCAGTACTGATTATTATAAAGCACGTCCTATATCAATTAATATAGATAAGATTAATAATCTCTACGACGAAGGTAATACCATAATTTACTATACAGCTAGAGGTTCTCTCAATACTCATAGAAAAGAAGAGTATACTGAGTTAACTAAAAGACAGCTTAAAGAATGGGGCGCTAAATACCATGAAGTAAGTGTAGGTGATAAACCTGCTTATGATTTATTAATTTGTGATAAAAGTAAAAGAATAGAAGAGTTATGAAAAAAACGTACATTATTGGAGAGATTGGAATAAATCATCAAGGAAATTTAGAGATTGCAAAAAAGTTAATTGATATTGCAGCCGCAGCAGGCTGTGATGCAGTAAAGTTTCAAAAGAGAAACCCAGACGTTTGTGTTCCAGAAGCACAAAAAAACAAACCGAGAAGCTGGCAAGGAGTAGATATGACTTATCTTGAATACAAACATAAAGTTGAGTTTGGTAAAGAAGAGTATGATGAGATAGATCGTTACTGCAAGCAACAGAAGATTGCCTGGTCAGCTTCACCCTGGGATATGGATTCAGTAGAGTTTTTGAGACAGTACAACATACCATTCATTAAACTACCTTCTGCATCTTTAACTGACGATGAGTTACTTACTGCTTGTGTGGAGAAATTTCCAAGGGTTATTTTTTCAACTGGTATGTCTACCGAAGATGAAGTCGATCATGCAGTAGACACATTAAGAATAGCTAAGGCATATTATAATAAGAAAGAGCCTATAGGGTTACTACATTGCAATTCTACTTACCCAGCTCCTGTTAATGAGTTAAATCTATCAGCTATCAAAACCTTAGCAAATAAGTATCCTGATTTTGAAATAGGATATTCAGGACATGAAATGTTGTTAGGTACTACAGTAGCATCAGTCTTATTAGGAGCAAGTATTATTGAGAGACATATTACATTAGACAGAACTATGGAAGGTTCAGATCATAGTGCTTCAGTTACACCTCATGGATTATTTAAATTAGTATCTGGCATTAGAGAGTTAGAACAAGCATACGGTGACGGTAACATAGTTGTTACTGAGTCAGAAAAGCCTGTTAGAGAAAAACTAAGAGGTTAATGCATAGCATATTAGTACTTAATGATACAATAAGGAGCAAAAACTTTGGTTGTCAACTAGTAAGCCATTCCCTCAGAAAGACTTTAAATGAAGTTTACCCAGACAGTAACGTAACTTTTGTTCCAGTAAACGATAAAGGATTCAGACCTGAACTAGGATACGATTTGGTAATTGTAAATGGAGAAGGAAGCTTTGGTCACCATTATAAAATGCCTGACGGCTTTCCAAACAATGGTCCAATAATGAGATGGTATATGGATCGAGGAGTAGATGTTTATTTAGTAAACCTATCTATTCAATGTAGCTTAGATATGTTAAAAGCTCATGAGGAGTTTTTATCTAGATGTAAGTTGGTAACATTACGAGAGCCAATATCATATCTATTTCTGTTAAAGAATACTTCACTTACTAATATTAAACTTTACCCTGATTTAGGTACTAATTACTTTGAAGATGAAAAAGTAGAAAAGGATTTAGATTTCTGTTTCGGCTTTGGAGCATTAGCTAAAGAACATGAATCAATAGGACCTCAAATAAATGCTTACTTTAAAGCAATCAATGTTATAAAAGAAGAAGGATACTCAGCAAAGTATTTAGGCTTCCCTGGTAATCCTTTTAGTGATGGAGAACTAGCTACCGATAAACTAGACGATATAGTAATCGAAGAAGGCACTTTTGAACAGTATTATCATTCAGTTAAGAGAGCTAAAATTAACGTTACAGGTAGGCACCATGGGGCAATAATGTCCTTCCTAGGTAAGACTCCATTTTTTACTTTTAATGCTAATATGTGGAAAACAGAAGGAGATCAAATACTATATGGTCCTTATGATTACTTTAATTTTAGACATTTAAACACAGGACAGCTTGTAGACTATCTAAAAAATTCGTATATTAATTATAATAAACAATCAGCTTTTTTAGAAAAGAGATATGAGGAACTAGCTCCAATGTTTGATGCTCATATAAGATGTACTAAAGAAGATGTAAAAGACGTAATTGAAAGAGGAATTCTTACTCCTGAATATATCAGTAGATGTGTACAAGAGTTAAGCTATATAGATTTAAACAAATATGGACTTTCAGAAAAAGTATAACAATAAAGAGATATTAGTTATTGGAGGAGGAACATCTACCTTGGATGTTAAATGGGAAGGCGTTATTAATCCAGATACTTACATATGGACCTGTAATGACTTTTATAGGAATGAAAGAGTTAGATCACAGAACATAGATCTATACCAATTAGGTTATCAAACAGACTTAACTAATATCATACTAAAAGATAAACTAAGAACTAATAAACCTTTTGCTTATTTTGAACCTGAGCATTATAGAGGTAAACAAAACTCACAGGAGTTTAAAAAGTTTGTTGAAGATATAGGGTACGGAGTCTATAATATGGATATTGATTATAGTAATTTATTTGAAACAAAAAGCAGATATACTCTCGATGGATATAAATATAGTTATAGACCAGCACAAAAGTCTGGAGCTATACTTAGATTGATTATACTTGCTTTATCTACAAGAGCACGTAAAGTATACTTTGTAGGTTTTGATGGATTCAATAAAGACTTTTCTAATAAACATGCATTTACTGGCCATGTAGGATTAAAAGACTCAGATCAAAGAAGAGACTGGGATAAGACTCCTATGTCGTATGTAGGTGTATTTGAAGATGCTTATAGACTTCTAGCAAGCAGAGAAGATAATAAAAGATTACAGAACTTAGGTGAAGGTTTTGATTATAACTTAGGCACTAGACTAAGTAAAGAGTATTTTAAACTAACAGACGAAACTTATGAAGCCATTAGATAGCGTAGCAATTATAGTTCAAGCAAGACTGAACAGTCAAAGAGTTCCACAGAAAATGATCAGACCTTTTTATGGGACTACATTATTTGATTTAGTATTAGAAAAAATTAAAGAAGCCTTGCCAAGTAAACAAGACAATATATGGGCTTCAGTATACGAACCTGAGTTAGTTGATATAGCTAAAAAGCAAGGAGTAAATATATTCAATAGAAGTAGAGCATCAGCTAATAATGATAACTCTCTTCAAATGATATACGAATGGCATGATAAGCTTCCGGAAAATTATAAGTATGTTATGTTAGTATCAGGGTGTAATCCTTTATTAGAACCTAAAACTATAAGAGACTTCTACAATACCTTTAACATGCAAGAAGAAGAAAACCTATTTGCAGTAATGGAGAAGAAACAATACTATTGGAATAAAGAAGGTTCTTTAGTTACCCCTTGGCCTGAAGGTCAAACTATTATGAATACAAAAGCAGTAGAGCCTACTTATGAAGCAGCTCATGTTCTGTATGCCTCAAGATTAGATCTCATTAAACAAGATAAGTTTATGGGAGACTTTGAAGCACCAGGAGGAATAAAACTATTCCAAATGCCTGAGTTAGAAGCATTCGATATTGATTACGAATGGCAATTTAAAGTAGCAGAAAAATTATTTGAAACATTATGATATATTGGTTTACAGGCCAGCCAGGAGCTGGTAAGACAACATTAGCAAAGATGCTAAAGAAAGCATTACCTCATTCATTCCATATAGATGGAGATGATTTAAGAGCATTAACTACAAATAAAGACTATTCTATTAACGGTAGAGTTAACAACGTAAACACAGCACAAAAGATAGCACACTACTTACATAATCAGGGGAGTGTTGTTATAGTTTCCGTAGTAGCTCCTTACATAGATCAGAGAGAAGAATTTAAAAAATTGATAGGGGATGATATTAGAGAGTTCTATGTTCATACAACTCAAGAAAGAGAAAGAGATCATTTTAAAACTGATGCTTATGTTCCTCCTAAGGAGAATTTTATTGATATAGATACAACATACGAGAGTCCAGAGGGAACATATAACATAATAGAACATTTAGTATTTGGTATATGATTAAAAAGAAAACATTTTTTTGTGATATAGATGGTACATTAATAAAGTATCGTGAATTTGTAACGTATCAGACTAATCCTGCAGTTCCAATTGAAAGTACTATAAACTATATTACTGAGCAGTTTAATGATGGTCATATGATTATACTAACTACAGCTAGACCTGAAGAGTTAAGAAGGCATACAGAATTAGAATTAGAGATGAATCATATTCCTTTTCATAGATTGATAATGGGAATAGAAAGAGGACCTAGATACTTAATAAATGATATGTCTCCTAATGAACCAGGTGAAAGAGCAATAGGTATTAATTTAGTAAGAGATCAAGGCATATGAAAAAGTATTTAGCACAAGCAGCTTTCCAGTCATCATACAATCCAAATAAATTCTCTATGTATATAGGAAGGTGGCAGCCTTGGCATGGAGGTCATAGATGGTTAATAGACCAGAGGTTAGAAGAAGGTAAGAATGTATGGATCGCTATTAGAGATATTCCACCTGATGAGAAGAATCCTTGGACAGCTCAAGAGGTTTTAGTTAACTTAGGACATGAGCTTAAAGAGTTAATTGAACAAGGAAGAGTAAAATGTACTATTGTTCCTGATATCGAATCAATTAATATAGGTAGAGGAGTAGGTTATGACGTCATAGAGCATTGCCCTCCTGATGATGTTAAGAATATATCAGCTACTAAAATTAGGGAACAGATGAAAAAAGACGGTAAATTATAAAATGAAGACTTTAATTATCAACGCTTGTAGAACAGGTTCAACTACTCTGTATAACAATTTGCTAAAGGAAAGAAATTGCAAAGGGTATTTTAACCCATGGGCTACAGGTAAGGAAGATGATATACTTTGGTCTTTAGAGTCATTTGTTTTAAAGTGTGGAGTAATGTATAATCCTATTAGGCTTACTGAAGGTGGAAGTAAGGTTTACTTTCTACAGCAACAAGTTAATTGGTTTAAAGAATTAGCTGAAAAGTTTGATGAAGTAATATTACTCTCAAGAAAAAATACTACAGCTCATATTGAAAGCTTTATGCATTTGATTACTCACAGCACTCCAGACCAATATGAAGCAGCAGTAAAAGGAGATCCTTTAGCTCATACCTCTACGAGTCAATGGGTATATAATAAAGATGACTATGATAAAGATACTATAAGTAGAGCTCATGTAGATATATCAGATCAAAATAAAGTATTAAGAATGTTATCTAAGCAATTAGATATTCCTCTTAGTTACTATGAAGATTACTTTGACCCTAATGGTCCAAATAGATATAGGAAAATAAAAGGTAAGACCTTAATATAATGGTAAGTAGAAAAAGACATATACTTAAAACAGTTAGTTGGAGAATAATAGGAACAGTTGATACAATTGTTCTCTCTGGTTTTATAACAGGTTCGTGGAAATTTGGACTTGCTATAGGAGGAGTAGAAGTTATAACAAAAATGGTTCTTTATTATTTTCATGAAAGAGCCTGGTATAAATTTAGTCGTTATGGAGTTAAAGGAAAAAATAAGTCAAGTAACTGATAGTTACGAAAGAATTAAACTGTTAAAAGATGCTTGTAAAGGTGAAACAATTTACCTAGTTACTTGTGGACCTTCTTTAACTACTCACAATAGAGAAAAACTTTTAGAAAAGCTAGACGGTAAGATAGTATTAGCAGCAAAGCAAGCTTACGAATATGTAAAAGAAGTAGCTACATTTCATTTGATGTCTGCATATTCATACCAACCTTACGAATACTATTCAGAAGATACAATCGTTCATTGGCAGCTAACAGCTATGAATATACCTGGTGAGTTAGAGAGAATAAATAATGAATGGAAACATAAAATGGATATTGCTATTCCTTGTTACTCTACTCCTTGGGTTGATATGAATAATACAACAGCGTTTAGCAGAAGAATAGATCAGTTTGAAAAGTATAGCGAAGGACAGATTATTTGGGGTCCTGGTATAATGTATGAGTCTGGATTTCCTTTGGCTATGCATCTTGGTGCTAAAGAAATTGTTACTATAGGATGGGACATAGGAGATATATCTAAGTTTGAAAAGAAACATGGATACAAATTAGGGGATGATAACTGGATAAAAGAACATGCAGATTCTTTATACAAAACTCATGCTGGATCTGGTCCTGATTATACTGAGTTGAGAGAAACTATAGACTGTACGAAAGAAATGTATGATTATTTCTTGGATAAGAACATAAAAGTTCGTATCTTATCTAATAGTAACCCAGCTGATAAACGCTTTGAACGTATAACTTTAGATGAATTATAAACTAGCATTATATTGTAAAACATACCCAGGCGATTTTGATAGAGTCGCAGTGCTTATAGAGAGTATCAATAAACACAATGTAGATAATATACCTCTATTTATTTCCTGTGAAGGTAAATTTAAAGATTTATTAGAAGCTAAGATAGGTACTGAAGCATATACCTTTATTGCTGATGAAGATTTATATATTCCTTCTAGACAGATGGCAGGATGGGAACATCAAATGCTTGTTAAACTTAATGCATTCGAAGGTATAGCAACTGATAACCTATTAATATTAGATTCAGATGCATACTTTATTAGAGACTTTTATGAAGCTGATTTTATAGCTTACGATAGTATCCCTTATACTATCATTCACGAAAACGTACAAGTATCAGAATATGAAGCTCTTTTAAAAGGAGGAGATTATTCTAAGACTGGATACGCAAAAGCTGTTCAAGCCTATAGGAGTATTTTTGGAGGTAAGTCAAATAGAGTTTATGACTATGGACCTAATCCTCATTTATGGAATAGAAAAGTAATAGAAGACTTTAAAGTAAACTACTTACAACATAATAATTTATCTTTAGATGATTTTTGCTTTGGTATTAAACAGCAATTTGGTATACATTTTAGAGAGACTCTTACTTATGGAGAATATTTACTTGCTACTAAGGTAATAGATATAGTCCCTTGTGGTCCTTTATTTAAAGTTTACCATTGGAAAGAGTTATATGATTTTGAATCTAAATTAGATTGGGTTAAAGAAGAAGAAATAAAGAAAACTTACTTAGGAATAATTAAACAAAGTAACTGGTCATGATAGTATATCAAGTACACCATATGTGGTATGAGTCTAACATGATTGATGAGTGTTGGCATTCACTACTAAATGCATTAAGAGCAGCACCAGACGTTGAAGTAAAGATAAAGATATGTTTTAACTTCCAAACTTATATAGAAGAACCTGAGGTAGAAGAGTTTGAATATATGCTTAAGAAGCATACTACACATCCTTTGTTTAGAGATTATAAACCTGAAGTTACAATTAAGACTAATGATGATCCATTTTACAATATAGCGGATTGGAGAAGAGAAGTATACGATACTAATGCTAAGTATACAGTATGGGGAGAAACAGATACAATATTACCTAGAGATATATTTGCAATACTAAACTCAGTTAATATAGATCAACCTCATGCTTTAACATTTGCTGGAAGACCAATGTGGGATGATAGTTGGGATGTAGTTACTCATGAAAAGTTAAGAGGGTATAGTAAACCTTGCCAATGTAATCCTCATAAAGATGATTGTATAGAATTATTAGAATCACCATGGAAGTATAAAGACTATATAACTCAAGAGGAGCTAGATAAATTTAACGATGAATCTGGTGATATAAAAATACAACAAGTACCTCACAAGTTAGACGGTAGCACTGTATGTCTATCAGGAGGAATAGAAACACCTTTTATAGCTCCTGGAATGCATTTTGTTAGAGAAGATACTTGTTTAGAGTATTTTTTAAGAGCTAAAGGTATCCCTCAAGTATGTATCACGACAAGACTTAAGGGGCATAATTACAAACACCCTCATAAAAGAGTTGGAACAAATGCTACTAGAAACGATGAGGTATTTAAAAAGTACGCTGATGAATCAATAAAAGCGATGAATAAATTTTTAAGTGAACTATGATAACATTTTGTATAAGTACATATAATAATCTACCATACCTTAAACTAGCAGTACAGTCTGTTAGAGCTCATTCATATTGGAAAGATGCTCCATTTATTATTCATGCTGAAAACTGTACTGACGGTACTAATGAATGGTTAAGAGCTATGGCCGATCAATACAATTTAACTTACTATGTAGATGAGAATGATAATCCTAAAGGTATAGGAGGAGGAATGAACTTCTGTGCTGAGAAAGTTAAGACAGAATACATAATGTTTCTTCATTCAGACTTCTATGTTACTCCTAATTGGGATTTAGAGCTGATGAAAGTTCATGAAAAGTATGATGATGAAAAGCTATGGGTTAATTCATTTAGGATTGAACCTAATATGTTTAACGACTCAGATAGACCGGGTACTCATTTCGTACCTAAAGAAGCATTTGGAGCTTACCATGATGAGTTTAAAGATAAAGAATTAATAGAGTATGCTAGACAAATTGCAGAAGCTAATGACTTTGAAATCGCTAAAGGAGAAGGTGTTTCCGGACTTGTTAGAAAGTCTTGGTGGGATCATATTGGTGGCAACGATCCTTTATTTGCTCCTACTTCATGGGATGACTATGATTTGTTCCTCAGGATGTTAAACGAAGGAGGTAGGTTCTTAATGCCTACTAAATCTATAGTATGGCACTTTGGTGCTAGAGGTTCTCATAGGTTAGAAGAAAATAATAATAAATCATCTGATAGGCAGCAAAAAGCTGAAGCAGCAAATGCTCAAAAGTTCTACAACAAATGGGGTGGAATGCCTAAAAAAGATATAAACGGAATGATATGCGGCATACAGTAATTATACCTTCATATAATACATTACCTCATCTTAAAAATACTTACGAAAGTATCAAGCTTTGGGGTAAAGACGCAACTATAATTATTATAGATGATGCATCAGAGGATGGTACTGCTGAATGGTTAGGTACCTTAAGAGATAAAATGCTTAAGATTATCATTAGCAAAGAGAGAAAAGGACATACATATTGGTACGATGAAGGAATGAGGTTAGCTGAAACAGATATAGTTTCTATACTTCATTCAGATATGATTATAGGTCCAAATTACTTTGAGAACTTATTCAAACATTTAGAGAGAGGTAAAGTAGTATGTGCTACTAGAATAGAACCTCCTATTCATCCTGCTGGTAGAGAAAAGATAGTAAGAAACTTTGGTGATGAAGCTCATAACTTTATGTGGGATGCTTTTAAGAAGTTTGTTATTCAGGAAAAAGCTGATAGTGTTAATGATACTACAAGAGGTATATTTGCTCCTTGGATGCTATATAAAGAAGATCATTTATCAATAGGAGGACATGATCAAAGGTTCGCCCCATTTGGATACGAAGACTCAGACATTTTTAATAGATGGATTAATAATGGATATGAAATGATTCAATCTAGAGACTCATTAGTCTATCATATGACTTGTAGAGGACATAAATGGAACGCAGGAGTAGGAATAGAGAATCATGACTATAGAGAGATAATGACTCGTTGTGAAAGAGAGTACCAACGTAAGTGGGGTGATTGGATACAAAATGATAATTACCAATACCCTATCATTTATCCAAAATATGATAAAGGAATTATAATAAAGAATTGTAAACCAGAACTGATAGGACAGTTGGAACCTTGGGCGGATAATTTATATGTTGATATAGATTATAAATCTTATATAGAAACAGAGCAAACACGCACAGTCACAGACTTATACGATAGAATAAAGCCTTTCGATAATGAGAAACAAAACCATATATTAATCGAAGTAGACGGTAATACATTTACGCAGCAGGATTATATTTATATTAGACAGTTAAGTGCTATTCTAAAACAAAATCAACCTAAGCCTGGAAGTGTTACATTAGGAAACCTTAACATTAACATTATTAATTATGAAGAAAAAATACTTAGTTGAGTTTACGTACGCAAGCGGAGACGTAGAAAAAATTGAATTAGAGACTGATAACATCGAATGGAGTATCAATCAATTTACTCGAAACAGACATATTGTCAAGCATGAAATTATTAACGAAGGTAGTGCCAATAGTAAACAAATGCTATTCGGTTGATATTTATATAAAAGACTATAACAATGAAAAAAATTGAAAAGTATATTAAGTCTCTTCTTTCTGAAGCAGCAAAGATTAATTTTGCAGGACATACATTTGTTCTTAAAATAGATACTAATGAAGATCCTCAAAAGAAAGGAGTAAAAGTACAATTTCTTCCTACCAAATTTGGCTCAATCACTTCTACAGAGCAGAATGATATTGCAATTGAGCTAGAAAAAAGACTAGAAGCTGGATTAGCAGAGTATGAACTTAGAGTAGAAAGAGATAGAAATTTAAAAGATAAAACAATTATAGGTTTTTTCATCTACATAGAGTATTTTGATAAGATAATTAGAAAAGCATTATCAGGTCAAAACCCAAGAACAGATATAGAAGAAACTCCAGGATCAGAAATCTAAAAAATATATGGCAGGTTATAAATTTTATGTTAAGAACGATATTAAGAAAGAAGCTATTACCTCTTGGCCAGCAGAAAGTAAAGAACATGCAATAGCTAACTTTGCTAAAATGAAACAGATGTCAATTGAAAGCTTCAATAAAATTTTTGAAGTAGAAAAGATATGAAGGAACCAAAAAAAGTATTACGAGCAACTTTATATTCAATACATAAACTAGGATATAGAATTAAAACTATAACTCCAGACAAAGTTACTATGACTAAATTAGCATTTATTAGAATAATGAGACATCTGAAAGATATCGAGGATAGGAGAGATTTTATGAGTGCAGAAATAGGAATGGATATGACTACATACGAAGATAAATTCTTTTCAGTTATAGAAGACCTATTGAAATTAGTATTCAATAAAGAGCAATTAGGACTTATCCAAATGTATCTATTCCAATTGCATCCTGATAAAGATTGGGATGGTACTATTACTATACAAAAAGGAAAACAAGAGAAGGTTGTTGCCTTTAAAACACCTGAACAAGTATGGGATGTTATTAGCGAAATAGCTAGTTAAAAAGTTGCCTCCCTGCGTATTTTTTCTTATATTTAGTATAAATAAAATAAAAGTTATATGAATCTACAAAATCTAAAAATGATTCCATGCCCGAAGTGTGGAGATCCCTACCCTGAGTTAAGGAAAACTAAATACGGATACAACTTCTGTGTTAATTGTTCAACAGTAGAATCTGTTGTTGGTATTACTACTGTCGAAGGTACAGGGGATCATACCTATAATGATATAATCATTATGGATGCAGCAAAAGCTAGAAGAATAGCCGCTGCAGAAGCTGAAATGAAAGGAGATAAAAAAGGTCTGCTTGAAATTTTAGACTATGATGAAGTAGATAGAGATGAGAATGCTGTCTCACAATCAATTAAAGACAACGTAGCTGCAAATCAAGACCCCGACTTAGGCGAAAACTTCTAAATGGCTAGACCTTCCAAGATAATAACAAAGGAAGATATCCTTAGAGCTCAGAAGATGACTCGATCTAATATGGCAGCAGCCAGGTACCTTCATGTATCTTATAATCATTATAAGAAGTACGCAAAAATGTACAAGAATGAAGAAGGAGTTAATCTTCTGGAAGCTCATAAGAATCAAGCTGGTGAAGGTATTCCTAAATTTGCTTTAGCTGGTAAGGATAAAATTCCTTTAATGGATTTGTTAGAAGGTAGAGTTCCAATAGAACATTTTGATGCTAGAAAGATAAAACAGAGACTAATCTTTGAAGGTCTTATAGAAGAGAAATGTAATAGATGTGGATTCTCAGAAAGAAGAGTTACAGACTTAAAAGTACCAATTATACTTAATTTTAAAGATAAAAATAAAAAAAATTGGAATCTTGATAACATTGAGTTTCTCTGTTACAATTGCTCCTTCCTATATGGCGAATCGCCTATCGAAGAGAAACAAGCAGAGGCAATGGAAGACTACGTCAAAACTAAGAAAGATGAACCTGATTGGGAGATGAATCAAGCTCATATAGATCACTTAAAAGATTTAGGGTTATATGACGAAGAAGAAGACGGAAGTGAATATATCTCAAGGCTTTAACTATTTATAATCATGGCTAAGAAAAAAAATAATAAATTTTCTACCTGGAAAAAGAAGAAACCCCTCGAAAGAAAAGTTGCTGATGACCTTGTAAAGCAACATGAACGTAATGAAAAGTTACGAGAAAAAAGGATAGGAACTAGCTTCCTCGATATGTTTAACTAAAACTATTATATGAATAAATTTCGAACAATTATTTTGTGTGCTATAACTATGTTTAGTGTTATGGCTTTCACTACAGTAAAGAAGCGATTTGCAATCATCAAACCAATAGAATTAGAACCACAACCTGCAATCATAATAGAAAATAAAATCCCAGAAGTAGAACTAGAAATAGTCATCAAAGGACATGAAGAGTTCCTTGAAGCTATTGGTCATAGAGAATCTGGTAATAGATATACTATTGTAAATAAGTATGGGTATATGGGTAGGTATCAATTTGGTAAATCGACTCTAAAAGGACTAGGATTTAAAGTAACGAAGGATGAATTCCTTAACAGTCCGTACATACAGGAAAAGGCTATGCAAAAACTTTTGTTGCATAATCGAAAAAGACTTCGTAAATTAATAGATGAACACTGTGGAACTGTAGTACATGGAGTGTACATAACAGAATCAGGGTTACTTGCTGCAGCTCATTTAGGAGGAGCAGGAAGTGTTAGAAAATGGTTTAGAACTGGAAAAGTTAGAAAAGATGGATTTGGTACAAAGATTACCTCTTACATGATCCAGTTCAACGGTTATACATTAGATTTAAATGGAGTATAAAAGAGTAATAATTTTAGGAGACTCACATGCTAGAGGAGATGGAGCTGAATGGCCAGGAATATATGGTCATTTAGGTCCTATTCCTCATGAGTATAGAGCAAATACATGGAAATTAAAAGTAAAAACAGCTAAACCAGAGGAGTACCCTAAACTTCATCAAGAGTTTTACGGTGCTCTGTATGAAAAGTTAGTAAAGAATAGTGAAGAAGTACTTAAGTTACGTAAGACTCAATCGTGGGGAGCACATTTTGCTAAGCTTATACCTAATTGTAAGTATGAAAATTACAGTACTAAAGATAATGAAATAGAATCAGTACTTCCTTTCTTCAAAGGCAACTGTGAAGATATGGACTTGAGAGATAGTTTAGTTATTTTAGGAGTTGGTAACTCTGGTGCTAACATAACATTCAGACAAAATGGAACTAAACTAAAAAATATAAGTGTAGTACATATTGCTCAATCGATTATGCTTATAAAGGAGTTTGTAGAAAATAGAGGAGGTCATTTAGTTGTAATACATCCAGAAGAGTTTCCAGAAAGCTTATATGACCCAGAACTTAATCCCTATTGGATAGACTTAAGTCCTTTACTAATACATGAGGGTAATTTTGAATCGATGTTAGGTACAGGTTTGTATTGGAGAAGATTTGATGGAAGACATTATGATGCAGGAGTACAGAAAGTTTTAGGGCAGAATATCTTCAATTTAGTTGCAGATATGCATTAATTTTCTTATATTTAGATATAAAATAAAGGTTATGGCAGAAAAAAGAGGACATTTAGAAAAGATGCGATATGACTTTCCTACTGAAGCAGTACTGGAAGTTAAGATTAAAGATAAATGGTATAGAACTACCTCTAGAGAATTTAGATCTTTCGATGGTCATAGACGATACACTAAACCAGAACGTCAACCAGGTTTAGGTATGAAAGATATGAAAGATATTAAATGGATAACTGTTGACTGTGATAATCTTCCGCTCTATATGTTCGGTACTAATATTGCAGTAGAGAGAGAATGGAATGAAAAGATAGTTAACAGTCCATATTACGAAGAAACTAACGCAACATCAGCAAGCAGAGGGTAATGAAAAAGATACAATTTGAAAACGCAGCAGAGTTTGAAACATTATTCAAAAGAAAAACTGAAGAAGTAACAGATGCTATAGTAGAGTCTATTGAACAAGCTATTACAGATAGAAAAAAAGTAGCTGATTTGTTTGAAGTAAGCTTCGTTAACGTTGAAGAGGCATTTATTATTTCACTTAACCGCTCGCAATGGGTTACAGCTTTAAATTCCTGCTTAGATCACTACCATGAAAACTCTAGTGATCCAGACAAAGCTATTGATACATGGAAGTTATTAGAAATAGCTAAGGTATATTAATGAGTGGAATAAAAGCCATACAGAGCTTCGTTAACTTCGGTACTCCGAATAGTACTTTTCCTTTAAATAAAGACTATGCTTATATTGCTAAGCTAAGTAGTCTACTCTTAAAAGAACATTATGGAGAGGTTACCCTTTATACAAACAAGTATCATAAGAGTGCCTTTGAACTAATGAACTTCCCATATGAATACGATACTAATGTACTTTCAAAAGAGAAAGCAAAGATATTTTCTGAGGTAAAGCTACAAGCATTTGCAGCACAAGATAAACCTTATATACATTTTGATTTAGATACTATAGTTGGTACGAAGCTAGACATTTATAGTAAGACATCTCCTTTTATATTCTCTCATCCTGATAAAAATAGAATAGGATTTAGAAAAGATGGAAAGATCAAAGGAGGAAAGAAGCATAAAGTTCTGCACTCTTTTCTAAACGATAGATGGTTTCATGATATATTCTCTACGTACTTTAAGTATCTTTGGACCTTAAAACTACCTAAAGACTGGCCTACTCATCTTATATTTCCAGAATTAATTCCTAATATGAATATCGTTGGAGTTAAAGATCCTACTACGTTTAATAAAGCTGTAGAGAAAGCATTATGGATTGCTAATAACAATAGAGATAAGCTTACAGATTGGGAATCAGCCTGCTTTATAGAACAATTAGTTATACCTCTTTACCTTTCGTTTATTAGCCCTGAGTATAGAGAAGCACAGAAAGCTCATAAGAATAAAATAGGTATAGATTCTTTCTTACTAGCTAACTATGAGCTTAATGAAGTCCCTTCGATAAATTTAAAAGGTGATTACGATGAGAGTATATACCATACAACTCCTCTGAAGTTTCCTTATAAGTATATTAATAATTATTCTTGCTCTGAATGCTCAGACTTCCATAAAAGAGAGTATGAGATAAACTCTGATGAAGATTTAGTTAAAATTTTAGACTTAAAAGATTATAAGTTAACACACATTGGTGGGTTTAATAAATCAGTTATAATCTATCAGGTAATGGTTCTTTACACACTTAAGAAATACTTTGGTGATGATGCAATTTTGGATGTAACGAAAGCTTATTTAGGTAAGAGAAAGAAAGCTAGACTGTCGCCTGGTGAAGCAGAATATGAAAGACTAACAGGTGATTATTTATTTACAGATTTTTATGGTTTTCCAAGAAAAAAACTGTTACTTTAGTTGCCTAGGAACTTAATTTTTCTTATATTTAAGTATAAATAAGTTACTAATATAAATTAAAAAGGTTATTATTATGTCAGATGTAATGTTAAATTTTCAAGGTGAGCAAACTTATATGAATAAGGAACAGCTCAAAGAAGTATGCCCTTTGGCATTCGCAACAGAAGCTACTAATCCAAAAGTTAGTGGTAGGTATTTATTCGTTAATACGGAAACGATTATTGACGATTTAGATAAGTTAGGCTGGAAGCCAGTTCAAGCTGCTCAAAGAAAAGGTAGAGGTAAGTCTACTATATTCAGTAAGCATATGATTGCTTTCCAAAATCCTGAATTAAAGATTAAAGGTAAAGATGGAGACGATTCTTTTCCTAGAATTATCATGACTAACTCTCATGACGGTATGCAAGCGTTTAAGTTTAGCGTTGGTATCTTTAGATTAGTTTGTTCTAATGGTTTAGTTGTTGCTGATGAGCAGTTTTCTGATTTTAAGATCAAACATAAAGGTTATACTTTCGAAGAGCTTAGAGGAGTTGTTAATCAAGCTGTTGAAGATCTTCCGAATAAAGTTGAGGTTCTTAATCAAATGAAGAATAGAATCTTAACTCAAGAAGAGAAGAATAAGTTAGCTTTAGATGCTATGTTAGTAAGAGCTGGTATAACTCCAGGTTCAGATAAGGCTAAGAAGTTCAACTACGATGATGAAACTATTATCGACATCTTAGATCCTAAAAGGAAAGAAGATGAAGGAAGTGATCTATGGAAAGTTTTTAACGTTATCCAGGAGAAGATTACTCAAGGAGACTTTCATGCTGCTTTAACTGGAGCTAAAGTTAGAAAGGTTAGAAAGATTAAGTCTTTTGAAAAAGATCTTAAGGTCAATAAAGAGTTATTTAAACTAGCAACTGCTTTAGTATAATGGAGCTTTATAACGTACCTAGAAATAGTAGGATTAAAGTAGTGGGGGACATAAAAGTCCCTCCTGCTTCCCCTATGGTAGAGGGAGGAGAAATTCTGAACTTTAGAAGTATAGACGGAATGTACAGTTACTGTACTAGAGATGATGGTGAAGTAGTTCACTTAGCTGCTTGGACTGAAGTTGAGGTAATCGATTGATATTTATTATTCTATGATTGAAGTAATTAAACACACACTTGGATTCTGTGGAGAACACTGGCATCCTAATATATGGACAGCAATGGCAGGATCGCCATTGATAGCAACAACTGCTTATTGGATTAAATGTAAATGTGGCGGTTGGTTTAACAAACACGATAAAAACTGTAAGCATGACTAGAGCAAAAAAATGGTGGAGATCAGTCCTCAAGCAAATGGTTAGAGATAAAAGACTAACCCCTGCTCAAAGACTAGGAACTAGGATAGGTTATATGGGAGTAGGATTCTTAATTGCTGGTCAATGGACATTAGAACCAGCTCTTTATATGCTAGGCTTTGGATGCGTACTCATTCAAGTATCAGTCCGAAGACAATGGAATCTAGTAGCCTTACAGCTTAACGGTCTAGTAGCTTGGACAATACATTTCTTTACTAATGGTTAAAGGAGTTATTGCAGGAAACTTTGACGTATTACATCCAGGTTATATTGAGATGTTTAAGGAAATGAAGGAAAACTGTACTTGCTTAATAGTATTATTACATACAGATCCTTCAATTGAAAGACCTCATAAACTTAGACCTATCCTTTCTTCTAAAGAAAGAAAAGAGATGTTAGAAAGTATTAGATATGTAGATGATGTGATCAGATATACCTATGAAGAACAATTGCTGGATTTACTTAAAGTAGGTGAGTTTGATATTAGATTCTTAGGTGATGATTACATCAATAAGCCATTCACTGGTGATAACTTAAAGATACCTATTCACTATATGAGTAGAGATCATGGTTGGTCTACAACTAAATTTAAAAGATTAATAGCAGAAAGTTTGACTTCTGCATAAATTTTCTTATCTTTATTATTAATAAATTAAACAAATGTTATATGATTGAAAAGTATTTTTTATCCCGATTAAAGATCAACGCAAAAACTTCTGAGTTAGTAATTCCTGGTGAACATATCAACATGGATGGCTATACCTATGAACAACTATCAAGACGACCAAAAGGTAGAACTATCTTTAGAAAGTTAATCAACGAAAAAACTAACGAAAGATTTACCGTGTATGCTTAAACTTACTGACTTAGCATTTGGATGCCTAGCGTTCTTAGGTGCTCATTTGCTCACTTTCTACCAACTGAATGGACAGTTTTTAAAATCAACAGATTGGTTTAGAAAGAATGAATTTTGGGTAGCAGCAGCAGGAATACTTCTATCGTATTTTTACATTTATGGAACTAAGTATACCGTTTCCGGAATGGGAGGATTGTTGTGGCCAGCTAGATTTATAGGGTTTAGTATTGGAATGTTTCTTTATGCTCTGATGGTTAATTATCACTTTGCTGAAGGAATGAATGCTAAAACTTGGGTTAGCTTAGCTTTATGTATGCTTCTAATCTGCATTCAGGTATTTTGGAAAACAACAACAGCATAATATATGACTATATACGGGTACGGAGATAGCTTTACAGCAGGAGATGGAACTAGAGTTCCCTTAACAATAGATAAAAAGGATTATGACCTTCCAAACCCTAAGGGGTATAAGTTCTGGCTAGATGCTTTAGGTGATAATTTTAAAGCTGATAAAGTAGTTAATGAAGGAGTAGGAGGATTGTCTAATGATGTAGTTCTATATAAACTACTAGCAGATTTAGGTAAGTTTGAAAAAGGAGATATGGTTATCGTAAGTGTAGGTTTTATTGAACGTACAGACTTCGTTTATGACGATGCTTCCAGAGAAACTCTAACCTCAGTAAAAGAAGTATCTGGCTGTGATGGCAGTCCTACATACTGTTGCACTACTAGTGTTCCTACCTACTATCCACAAGATTCACCTGGACCTCAATATTTTCAAATATTTCAAGACACAGAACAATTAAATAAGTTCCGTGAAGAAATGCTTCACAATCATGGTAGAACACCAGAAGATATGTTGACTGCTGTGTACAATTATAATGCTAATTATAAAGCACCTAACAATAAGTACATTAGAGCTGAACATACCTTCAGAGTTAAATTAGTAACGGAGTATCTAGAATCAAAAGGAGTGAAGTGTTTGGTATGGGACTTACCTTCTATTGCTTTTAAGTATGAGACAATTGATACTGCAACGAGAGGTAAGGTAAAAGATTATCATTGGAGCTGGAAAGGTAATAATCAATTTGCTCAATATTTAACTAAAAAACTAAAAAGTCTATGATTTATATTATATCTAAAATATTAATATACATTCTGATTGGAATGGTATGGAAGGATTGGTTAGAGTATTATACCAATAAACATTTTGAAGGTAGAATGGGTGAGAGGTTTACACTTCGTGAAACTTTAACACAAGTTTTCCTCTGGCCTGTATTCGTATTAATATTTATCACAGAATTCATAAGAAACATTTTATAATGAACGTAGCTGTATTAGTAGACATAATTAAAGAAACAAAAATGAATTGGAGGTTTATATTTGAATCTCCTCTTTATGATAATATCAATTTCATACCTGGTCAATTAGTACAGATAGGTATTCCCTGGAATGAAAAATGGGGCTCTGGAGGAGATTGGCTTACTAGAAATTACTCTGTAGCTTCCTACCCTGACAATACTAATAAGTTTGAACTTATAGTGACTTATCTTCCTGGAGGTAAAATGTCAGATTACTTATTTAATGAAGCTAAGATTGGAGACGAAATTATTTATAGAGGTCCTATGGGAGTATTTACTCTGCCTGATAATCTACTAGAGAGAGATATATTTTTAGTATCAACAGGTTCAGGAGTTAGTCCTTTTCGTTCTATGATTAATAATATTTACAATAAGAACATACCTTTTAAGAAAATTAATCTTTATTTTGGTACTAGAAAAGAATCTGATTTACTGTATCGACAAGAGTTTGAAAAGATAGCTAAAGAGTTACCTAACTTTAACTATAGACCTACTCTGTCACAAGAAGATAAACTAGGTTTTAGGAAAGGACACGTTCACGAACATTACCTAAATGATATCAATACTGATGATAAACCATTAGTCTACTTCTGTGGATGGGATCGAATGATTACTGAGGGAAGGATAAAATTAGATGCAATGGGATTCAAAATGCAAAAAGATATTAGAGTAGAAATATTCGGTTAATGGAAGAGCAATTATTATTTACAGAAGAAGAATGTAATTGGTTATTAGATCATGCTACTGATTACCACGATAGTACTGTTTCTTATGATTGGAATAGAACACCTGAGCTGCAAAGGATAAAGAACGATAAAGAGAGAATATCAGAGCAATGTGAACTAGGTCAACCAGAAGGTCCATTAAAAGACTTTCTATTAGAGAAATTAAAACCTTTAGGATTTCAAAACTTAGATGGAGCATTCTTAAACTACGTAAGGTATTTCAAAGGAGGGTTTTTTACCAAACATATAGATGGTCCTGAAAGACATAAGACTTGTATTATTCAATTAACTCCTGAAGAAGTTTATAAAGGAGGTGATTTAATCGTTAGAGATAAAATAGTAAGTAAAGAAGTTGGTACAACTGTAATATTCGGTTCTAATGTTCCTCATGAGCTAACTCTAGTAGAAGAAGGTTATAGAAACTGCTTAGTTGTATGGACGAAAAAAGGTAATTTAATTGAAAAAAATACATTGATTTAGTTGCCTCCCTGCGTTATTCTTCTTATATTAAGGTATAATTAAAAAGGTAAAATAAAGGTTATGACAAAAGCACAGATTTTAGATCAAATTATTGAAAAGAAGAGCCAAGAGCTCAAAGAGCTTACTAAGACTTATGTTGAAGTAGAAAAGAAGAGAGACTCTAAGTACTTCGAAATTATTCAAGAGTATTTCGGAGGAGAGTTTACTCTAGATGATGTATACTTTCATCATGATTACAGTACTAGCTTTGTAGTTAAACGTCCTCATAAGGAATATAACTATGACAAAGAAATGATTACTCTTAGGTTTAGAGATGATTGGAAGACTGGAGAGTTTACTGACATCGAAACTAGTATGTACTCTACTAATGATAATTCTCAGTGGGAACTAGAAAGATTATTTACTGCTGGTGAGGTAGCTAAAGTATTATTGGATCATGGAGATGATATTCTTGCTAAGTTTAATACTTATAAAGAGACTTTTGCTAATGAGTATAAAGATGCTAGAGATGCTAAGTGGAAGTGTGAAAGTGAGATTCAAAAGTTAAAAGATGAGAAAAATGAAACTTATTTATCTCAAGCTGAAACTTTACTTGAAGGAGAAGGATTAACGTTTGAAGGAAAGGATAAAGGTTCTATCGATCTTAGATGGGATTGGACGTTGAGAGGTATTACTTCTGCTAAGATTCTTTCTAAAACTGCTTCCGGAAAGTCTGCTGATATAGAGATTAGTACTTACGGAGAAACTCCTAGAGTATACGAAAAAGTAAGAATGAGTAATATCGATGTCCTTAAATGGCAGTATAGAGATTACGTTATTAAAGCATAAAGATTCATAACCTGGAGATGGGGGCGTCCTGCCCCCTGATCCTAACCTTAATTCAAAAGCAATGAGAATAAAAAATATAGGTTTTATACAACACCCAACTATTAAAAAAGCTATTATGGCTCATGTGATTACTGACGAAGGTAAACGCATTTCCATAGTATGTGGAGAGGGTATGTACAGTTCATCAAGAGCTGGGAATCGAGCAGAGTGTACAAGCATAGAAGATGCTTCAAGCTTTGAGGTCCTTGTTGATGGAGAAGATGATGTAAGAGGATGGCAGTCAAGAGAAGATATAGATAAACTCTTGGCAGAGAACTTCTAACAACATGGATCAGTAGCTCAGCTGGATAGAGCATTAGCCTTCTAAGCTAACGGTCGTAGGTTCGAATCCTACCTGATTCACAAAGAAAAAGTTGCTAGTCTGCGTTTTTTTTCATATATTTAGGTATAAAAGGTTACGATATGAATGTTTGGTATTTACATGGTTTAGAGTCTGCTGTCGGAGGTCCGAAGGTAGAGTTTCTGTGTGAAAATGCTGATAAAGTATTTGCTCCTTATATGAACTACAATGACCTTGCATTGTTTGAATCGTTATTAAAGTTAGCTAAGTTAGATAAGCCTGACTTAATTATAGGTTCTTCTATGGGTGGTTATTTTGCTGATGCATTAGGTAGTCATATAGATACGGAGGTACTTCTCTTTAATCCTGCTCTTCATAGTAGATCTATGGAACCTGAAGGAGTTACTTATGGTGAAACTAATTGGGAAAGAAACTTTGTAGTAGGGACTGAGGATGATGTTATTGATCCTAAAGCTACTAGAGTGTATAAGGATCTAGCTAAGAGTTGGACTGAAGTAGAGGGGATGGGTCATAGAACTGATCTTAATACATTTAAAGCTATTTATAAGAAAGTAGTAAAGAATGAAACTAACTAGAATATTATTAGAAAATGATTGGAGACCTTTAACTTCAGCAGAAGTTCAAGATGGTAAAGATGATCTTTTTAAAATGATAGATAATGCATATGCTCCTCTAGGAGGTCATCCTAATGTAAAAAATGCAGACGATGTTAAATCAGCAGCAGATGGATATGAAGTTATAGATTTAGATGATGATCCAGAAGACGATGCTGCTATAATGACTAAGCAAAGAGCTGGAGGAACTAAGTTAGTAGGTATGGGTCATGATGGATCTAAACCAGCTAGATCAGCAGCAGTAGCTAAAACAGTTAGTACTTTAAATAAAAAGGGTTATTACATAGAAGTTTCCGGAAAGATATTAGATATTCTTAAAGCTAAAGGAGTTGCAATAGTAAATGATGAGGAAACAGTCAGAAATGCTCTTAAAGGTAAGGATATCAAATGGCATGGGGACGGATCTTATGATAGGAATTTAGGAGGAACAGTACACCGAAAGGTAATGATGGGGAAACCTAATACAAAATAACTTAGTAAGTAGTTGCCTCCCTGCGTTATTTTTCTTATATTTAAGTATAAATAATAAAGGTTATGGTATTAAGTGATATGAAAGTTGGTGATGAATTTTACATGGATGGGCTCAGCTTCCCAGATAATAATCCTGTAAAAACTATATGTACTCTTATAGAATATAAAGGAATGAATCGATACGTTATCGATACGGAGGACTGTTTAGTTCTTGCTGATGGTGACGATAAAGTTTATTCGATATGAGAAATCTAACTACTGATTATGTGATATCGGAGATACTAGATACTGTATCTTTAATGCAATTGAATAAGGAAGATGTCCCTATTATAGAAAATACTCAGATAGATGAAATCGCTGATAGATTCTTATTTGAGTGGAATGAGGTCGGTGACTATGAAGCTGACTTTAGTAGAACTCTTCTAGAGTATTTGAGAGATGAGTTTGTTATTAATAAAATAAATTATAAAGGTTATGCAAGATAAAAAACGTTATGTGGTTACTATGGACATGTATGTCTATGCTGAGAATGATTATATGGCTCGTAAAAGAGCTCATAAAATGAAGAACTCTCTCGATAATTATAATCGAAGACCTTCTATTACTGAGATAGGAGAGCAGCCCTTTGCCTCCATGAGCTATAGAAAGCTAGAAGATATCTCAGAACCTACCTCTAAAGTTAAAGACGCACCTTTACCATTTTAATATGAATTGTTGTAAATGTACTAAGGAGATAAATCCGTTAAGGTTGAAAGCTTTACCTGATACTAAGACTTGTGTCAATTGTTCTGATACTTCTCGATGGTATGTAAGGAATATAATTTCAGGTAAAACTACTTATTGTGAAACTGAAGTGATTAAAGATCCAGAAGCTGCTAAAACTATTGCTGCTATGGACCGAAGAACTGGTTGGGGATCGAATCTCCATAAGGTAAGAAAGTAAAACTTTCCGGAAAATAACTGTGGGAATAGTTGCCTAGGAACTTAATTATTCATATATTTAGGTATAAAGGTTAAAGGTTATAAATTATGAATACAAAGGTTATGAATTTAAAAACAGTAAAAATGTCGGATCTTACTTTTGATCCGCAATTGTTCCGTCCTATGAAATCTGGACGTGTTATCGATGCTCACTTCTCTTCTGAAGGTGGATTGATGAAAGGTACTAACTATGCAATCGTAGGTGATCCTGGAATTGGTAAGACTACAGTAATGCTTGATATGCTTGCTGACTTACAAGAGAAAGGTCAAAAGGTTTTATTTATCTCTGGTGAGATGAATCAGATCGATATGTTTGGATATGTAAAACGTTTTCCTAAGTTTGGTCAATTACCTATTTTGTTTATGGGTGACTACTGTGAGGATAATGCATTGGATGTTGTTAAGTCAATCTTATCAGAAGGATGGGATACTGTACTTATCGATTCAATGGCAGAGATTCAGAATGCTGTAGTTGATACTACTAAAGGTTGGATGTCTGGAAAGAAAGCTGAAACTGAATTGCTTAACTTATTTGAGAAGCATAACATGGGTGAGAATGATTCTGAGATCAATACTTCATTCTTAGTTATTCAGCAGGTTACTAAAGGCGGAGAGTTCGCTGGTAGTAATAGATTCAAGCATATGATGACTGGTATGGCTCATATGAAATGGACTAAAGAAGGTGATAGAACTTTCTTCTTCTCAAAGAACCGAAGAGGTGGAGATATGTCTGTTAGAATGTTTAACCTTAGTACTCCTAATAGAGTTGGTTGGATGGGTACTTTAGCAGCTGGTCAAGAGTAATGGCGCTGTGGAATGTAAATGGAGAGATTGTTTATTCGGAAGGAGCACTTTCAGTAAGCAATCCTCCATCTAACCTTTGGGTTAAGCGACATGTGTATGAGGTGCCTTATAGTAATGTTGGAAAAGGAGGCTTTATAATGAAAGATGGAAAGAAACTACATACTCCTTCTTGGACTGAAGTTCATCCCGAGACTACTCATGATGATATAGTCGTAAAGAAGAATCCTTTCGAAGAGTTATTCGTTGAGGAGAAGCAATGGAAGTTTAAATCAGGCTCTAGTAATAAAGAATATACCGTAAGGCATAATGCTAAAGGTAATCTGAGCTGTGATTGTATGGGGTATATTGCTCATAGAAAGTGTAAACATATACGGGAAGTATCTAGTGAAATAGTTGCCTAGGAACTTATTTATTCGTATATTTAAGTATAATTAAAAACAAATAAAGGTTATGTATTTATCAGTAAACAAAAATTATTCAAAGACAGATTGTAAAATTGCTAAGGCAGAAAAGAATGACTGTGTTGTCAGATCTATTGCTGCTGCTACCGGCGTTAGTTACAGAACAGCTCATGCTTTTTGTAAAGAAGAGTTGGGTAGAGAAGATAAGAAAGGAACTAATAATATGCTTCTTTCTACTACGTTCCTGAAAGCTCAGGACGATGGCTTAAAGTTAGGTAATAAAGTATTCGATGTTTACGGACTTAAGAAAGAAGAAGTAAAGAATAAATATAAGCTTAAAGGCGAAGAGATTTGGAGACAGAAGACTCTTAAAAGCTTTATTCAATCTCATCCTAAAGGTACTTTTATGGTACTAGTTGCTAGACATGCTCTTGTAGTTAAAGATGGAGAGTTGTTAGATTGGGAGAATAATAAGTTCGAACCTACTCGTAAGGTTATGGGTGCTTATAAAATTACTGAGAAGAGTTCTGTAACTCAATTAAGCTTATTTTAATATGGGACCTAATATATTTGAAACGTATAGAAAAGCAAAGAAGGTAGTTGCATCATGTGACTCCTTCTTGCACTATAGGACTGCTCAAAAGTATATATCTCTATGGTTTAAACAGCATAGCGTTTATCATACTAAAACCAGAACCTATTCAGCAGAACCTCTTCAACAGGAGTTATATGCTAAGTTACAATCACTATTGTATTTAAAGAAGTATGAATTAAAAAAGAAAAGCTAATGAACAATCACTGGTATAACGAAGGTAAGGAGATTATCAATCAAGGACGGACTAGACGCCAAACAGAAGGTAACTATAAAGTAATGGGTATAGTACTTGTTGCTTTAGTAGTAGGAATTATAATTACACTTGTATGTGGCGTCTTTGGGCAAGGGCTTTAGGAGAGAAGATAGGTGCTACCAAGAAGGAAGCAGATGCAGTAGCTAGGTTTAGAACCATTATAGTTGCTCAAGCAGTAATAACGAATATATTAATCGCAGTAAATATTATAATCAATTGGTTAAAGAATTAAATAAATTTATATACGAGAGTAAGATAAACGTTCCAGTTGATCCTACCTTTGAACTAAGACCTGGAGTCTATGGATGGTGTGGTTCAGATGATCCTGAAACGTTTGAGAAGAATATTACATCAGATGTAAGAAGAAAGTATCTTGAAGAGTATATAGATAAACCAATAGAGTATAAACTTAATAAGCAGATGCTAAGATGTGATCTCGATATAGAAGAGATTAGAGATAAACCTGTTGACCTATACTTAGGATGTTCACATACATTCGGTACTGGACATTATAAAGAGAATACCTGGCCTTACCAAATGTCTAAGTATACCGGTAATATAGAAGTTAATCTAGGAAGACCTGGAGGTGATATAGAAGCTTCATATATGAGATTACTTCAGTACGTTAGGAGATTAAATGTAGCTAACGTATTTCATCTACAACCTCCTTATTATAGGTATGGCTATAGGACGCATAATACTCATTCTACCTGGATGGTATGGAATGCTGAGAAAGAGATGAAAGACTTCTATGGTCAAGATTACGTTTGGAATAACTACCTCACAGATGGTGCTAGAGAGTATAACTATATGAAATACCTAAACCTTATCAGGTATGAATGTAACAAACTAAACATTCCTTATTACCATTCTAACATTCGTAATATAGAAGAAGCAGATACTGATTATATTCTAAAAGAGTATAAAAAGCTATGGACTGAAGAAGAGACTATGGAGGAAGCATTAGACTTTACTAAGTACGGAGATGTACCTGCAAGAGATCTAATGCATTACCCAGTGAGTATAATGAAGAGAGCAAGTAGAATGTTCATAGATCTTTACGATGAGTATGAAGAAGGTCATGTTAACGAAGCATTCGATACTGAGAAAGCATTAACCTATAACAATACATTAATATGAGTTCATTAGCATTTTATCCTATGCTCACTCCTAGAGAGGTAATAGAAGCAGGAGCGTTTGGAGGTTGTTACTTCGGTCTACCGATAGAAGAGTATACTAACTTCGAGTATCAAGAGTTATTCGATTATCATTTCGATGGCTTAGACATGAGCTTATACTTAGGAGAAACGTATAAACCTCGTATGAATAAGTTTAAGATTAGATCTGGAATGGACTATGAGTACTGGAAGCGTATGAAATGGATGCATGAAAGAGATCCATATGGTTGGTTTGAATGGTACTGTAAGTACAGTATGGGCTATAGAGGAGAGGATGATGATAGACAGATAAGACGTTGGCAGGACTTCTGTGGTGATAAAGGTAGATGGCGTAATAGAATCTATACTAGAATAGAAGAGACTGATGACTGGGAAGTAAGCCCGCGCATTCAACAATCATTACTCCATTGGGGTTATAGAGTTAATAAAGAAGATTACGAACAGTATAAAGCATATAAACATTATAGAAATGAACCAGAATATAATTCCTATAGCAGTAGTATATACTAAAGGAGCAGGTATAAAGAAGTACCTAAAGGTATTTAACAACATAAGGCTTGTAGATAAGATAATAGCTCCTAGAAGCAAAGTACTTCCAGACAATGCTGTTATAGTAGATATAGGACAGGGTAGTGACTTTGAAGAGAAGTATAAGAAGAAGCATAAGTTATGATCAATAGCGGAAGAGAATGGGATTGGATGGATGAGCCTAAGGAGTTAGACTATAGTAAGGCATGGGAGGTATTCCAGAAGGACTATGGAGGACTATCATATGAGGACTTTAAAGCAAATGTATTCGCATATGATGAATTAAAAGAAGAGTATGTGTTTAAAGATTTAATCAAGTTAATCAAATAAATAAATAAGTTATGTGTACAAGTGGAATAATGTATGAGTTCGAAGATGAACAAATAGAAGATTGTAGAATACAAAAAGACATTGAAGCGTCTATGGTAGAGGATTTAGAGGGATGGGGCTTTGATATGGAACGCTTGAGGGAGAGTGAGGGGGGTCGTCTCTCTCTCGACCGAAGGTCGCCACGCGCATTTTCGACGAATGTCTCAAATGATACCACCATCCAAACTACCAACCGTTGTAGTTATTCCGGTCTTAGGAGTACCTCTTCATATATGGAGTAATAGTGTCTAAGGTAGTGTACGGCTGAGGCTACACATAGATATTAATCATATAAGATATAGGGAGAGACTAAGGGTATCATATGTAGATCCTACGTAGAATGACCTATTATCCAATGAAGCCTATTAATAATAGCGAGTGTATATATTCATATAAAGATATAGCTATATAAACCTATATAATGTATAGAGATAAACGTAGGTAATGTATGTATTTTAAGATAGGAACATCAGGCTTGGCCCTACCCCTGTTCTTTTTTTCTCTCTATATAGCAAAATAACCAGTGAAATAGTTGGATCCTATTGTTTTTTTTCTTATATTAAGGTATAATAATAAAGGTTATGACATATACAGACAAGGTAAAAGGCTCTAAGGCAGTCCTTACGGCCATCCAATCACTTAAGAATGAAGAGAAGTTAAAGGTACAATATGGTACAGGCTATAAAGGCAAGCCTAACATATATACCATACATGCCTATAGTGGTAGTAAAGGAGATATGTCCTATAGTATCTGGAGTAGCTTTAGTGGTATGAATATAGACTCTTTGGGTCCTACTATGGCTAAGGCCTATACCTTTGACATGATGTCACAGAAGACTAGCTATAACTTCCCATTATACCAGATGGAGATAGTTAGTGAATAAGTTGGTAGTCTGAATTATTATTCGTATATTGTATATATAAAGAGAGATAGATATGGACAAGTTAATTAGATATACCGGCCTTACAGTACTAACCCTATTGGTACTTAGCATAGGTATAGCTGCCATACATGGCATTATCTGGATAGGAGTAAGAGGCTTAGGTCTAATGCTCAACTACCCACTAGAGGCCTTTGCCTTGACTTCGGTCCTAACTATCCTTATGTTGCTACCTTGGGACAGGAATCCTTCCGGAAGCTAGACGGCAGGTTGCCCTAACCTTGCCATAACACTGACGGTATAGTTCCCTTATAGGTACGCTATCGGCATGGCTGCGCCATACTAAGTTGCATATTTCTTATGATTTTTATGGGTATAGGTAATATATATTTATATATTGTTATAATAATGAGTTATTACCTTGTGGTACCGTCCATAGGTTTAAAGCTATTCGCGAGCCATTAGAGACTTTCTCTACACCGTGTAATATCTTACCGCCATTTAACACTATAGTATCTCCTTTAGCCATCTCTATATATGTCTTCTTCTTTATAACGAATCTTCCTCCTGTATAACCATCATTGAGTGCTGAGATTATAGTATAGTTGCTAGCTTTAGCGTCTCTATGGTGGGCTAATCCTTCTCCAATATTGTATTCATTTATATTCATCCACCTTTCGTTGAATTTCCAGGGAACTAGGGGAGAAAAAAATTCCAAAATTTTCGTATATAGGGGGCCTTTGTTTAAGGTATATGGATATGTATCCCATTCTCCTCTTATATCTTCATATCCTTCGTTCTTATATGTAGAGACAATCTCATCACATAGATCATTTGGTACGAAATTCTTATATATCTTATATTCCATTATAGTGAATGTTGCTTGTACATGTATATATCATCTATTAGATAATCTATCTTCTGTATAGCA